TACTTTTATTGCTCCAGTTTACAGTTTGCAAATTATCCCATGCTTCTATATAATCTTCTTGTAAATCACCATAGTCCCAAGTAGGCGAAACTATGATAACGTTTTCATACTGTTCCAAAACCTCTACACCATCTTTAATATCGTGTAGTTCAGTTTCTTGCATAGTATTCCAAATAGTTTCCGCAGTACGTTCACTATTTGAAGTTGTTGATCCAAACATAAGACCTATTCTCATCTAATACTCCTACTATAACGTACAGTATACACTAATTTATATATTGTGTCAATTTTTATTTAGGTTTATTTCTTTATAGGTTATTTTATCGTAGATGACTACTTCAGCATCAGTTTCAATCCATAATTTAGCCCCACATGTTCTCGGTTTATCAGGACTATATATCATTCGGCTAGGGCCTTGAATATCTACAGAACTACCATACCAAGTTTTTCCTTGCGTTTCGACACGGCAAACTGGTAATGCCCTTCCGTTTTTATCATTGGATTGTTTTAAATTTTTATTGATGTGAATAATAGTTTTAGGCATTATTCTTCTTTTTTAGGGTCTTCTTCTTTTTTCTTTCGTCTGCCCCAAAACCCACCTTTGTACTCAACATTTTCACTACGAGCATAAGGTTCAAGTACTTGTACTTTACCACCATTTGCAAGAAACTCTGCTACCATTTCGTCGTGTGTGCGTTCATCAATTGGTTCTATTTCTCTCTTTTTTACTCTAGCCATTATTTTCTCTCCAGTTATTGTTTTCCCAAGGATATACGAGCCAAACATCTTCTTCAACTTTGTTTACCTCGTGATGATAATATTTTACTAAATCAAATTCACTTGCAAGATTCTCAGTTATAGTAGCAAATCTAACATTGCCGTTATCATTCCATACACTATCCCAAGCACTTTCTTCATTAGGCATGCAGCTTGCTTGCCAGTCTTTTTTAATCCAGTTAAACGTAGCACCAGTATCATTGATGTCGTCTACAATTAAAATATTCTTTCGAAGTTTGATATCCCAACGGGCACCAGTAACACCGGTCTTTGTTTCGTCATTGATACCAAATGCTTCTTCTGGCATCCACCAGTTGCTTTCGCTTCCTTCGCTGTCTTTGTTATCGCGTAGTTTTACTTTAAGTGCTTCACACCGTATGTTTAGTCGGTTACTAAGAATAGTAGCAGGGACGTTGCCACCGCGTGTGATCCCAACAATATAATCCGGTCTCCACATATCGTTATACATTTGTAAAATAATATTATCAACTGCACTTTCGATGTCATTCCAACCATAATAATGTTTTTTCATACTCCACTCCTAATAGCGGTTTGTGTTACTTGATTGTTTGGATCATGTTCTCTCATTAGTTGCCAAGGATCAAGTTCACCTGATACTATTTTATTCCAACGTGTCATGTCATGTCCATTTGTGGATAGCCACTTTGCAAGTTTATTCAAATCTTTGTGCCTAATGTCTCGATTTTTCCAATAATTAATATCAGTAGGATTGTTTGGGTTTCCTTCTAATGGATTTAAATTACGATTATCAAATGTTTCGTCTTTGTTTTCACCAGTTAGATCAAATCTATCATGATCTACTTTGACGTCAATTCTTTTCATAATACCAAGTACCCAACCAATTTGGCTAATGTATGCATCATTTAAAGGGTGTTTGCTTAAATAACCTAAAATGTCATGCCACTGCCTAGGAACAATAGGAAATATACTATAAGGATGTAAATGATGAGTATCAAAACATTGTATAACAAACTCTTTGCATGAACTAATAGTTTTGTCCCAACCAGTGTCTACCATGTTTGCATCATCGTTCCAAAACACCATCCAATCACCTGAACTTACTTTAGCTAGACCGTTTACGTATCGATGTAAATTGTTATATCCCATTGGTTCAAATTCATACAAATTGTATGTTGCTCCATAATTATCTATTATACCAGCAATGTTTTCTTTAAAGTACTTGATACTTTCTTGATCATCAGTATCAAACCCTAGTAACACCTCAATTGATTTAGGATCAGATGCATTGCGAATAAGGCCACCGAGGCTGCGTTCTAGCATATCAGTTCTTCCACGAGTTGGAAGTATAACACTAATTTTAGGATTCATTATTAAGCCTCGTATATTGCTGAATTAGCACCATGTTCGGCACACTCTACTTTTACACAATAACAACGATTATCTGTTGCTTCACGTATAAGTTTGTTTGCAAAATTAAATGCATGTTCGGCAAACTTCTCTGCTCCAACTCCGTCCATTACTACGACTTCGCAAAGTCCCATATTTTCTAATTCTGCAAATTTATACAAGTATGGGTCATCTCTGTCAATTGCTGTCTTGTGATCAAAGTTATCTTCTAACCATTTCTTTAGTGGCTTTAACCCACCAAAATCTACTGCCCAGTTCTTGTTATCTAGTTTATCACATCCAAATGTAAATGTAAATGCTAAACTGTAACCATGTAACAAATGACAGTGTGAATGATCTGCGTTGGGCTGACGAAACACTGCACTTAGTCCAATGTTGTGTCCGTAATGTTTAGTGCTATAATGTGCCATATAAAATCCTCTATAGTGTTGCACATATTATACAACATTTTACTGGTAAAGTCAAGTGTTAAAGTATATGATTTTCCATACTACTTTGGCTATTAATTGTTTTGTTATTTAGGTAAGTCCCTGGATAAAGAATATTTTTTGTAACACGACTACCAGCTACAATATTACACCAGTTTGTTATTTCTAGTTGGTTGTCTCGTCTACCAAACAAATAAGTACCTGTTCCTAGACAAGTACCATCACCTAATGTAGTATAACTACTATAGCACCACGGGCTTAAATAACAAAAATTTCCAACCTTTGTTCCATGACTTACACATGCACCAGTTATTATAGAATAATTGCCTATACTAACACTATCATCTGTTACATAGTTATGCCCATATAAAAATACACCTTTGCCAAGTTGGTTAAGGTCATAAAAAGGATCAACAGTGTTGGTTCCTACCACAGTGATCCAATTTGGATTAAATGGTTGTAATGAATCTACTATGTTTTTTCTAAATGCAATACTACTAACTGTAGTAAAAAATTGACGATCATCAAACCATTGTTGATTTTGCTCAAGTGCATGTTCAATTGTTACTAGTTCAGTAGTCTTGCCATACCGTCCCATATATGTATTGAGTCCTTGATTAAAATAACTGTTGCCAACAAAAGTTGTAATTCTTCCTGTATCAAAAATTACATCAAAATCTTTCATAAGTTTTCTTTTTTATCAACTGGATTACCGTCCTTATCCGTCCAATACAAACTACGATGAGGTTGATGTTCTGGTGTTGCATTGCTGTTAAAGTAAAACAATCTAAGTCCGTCGCGATATGTATCTTTTGGGCATGTTAGAGGTATTGGATGACCGTGTACTAATCTTTTATCATAATCCCAGAGTAACAATCTATTGGATTTAGGGGCTACAGTGTGCAAACATTCGGTACGTTCAAAATTCCAAAACTCTAACCCACCGCCCCAAGACTCATCCCATTCTTCACTTATGTAAAGTATAGCATTTAATCGACGATTTAAATTCAATTGTTCGTTCCAATTAAAATCAGTGTGTAATTTAAGACTGTTTCCAGTTCCACACCTCATTAATCCAGCCCCAATTAACAAAGGATCTGGTATTAATTTTTTATGGTTGGTCATTTCTTCCAACCATTCAATAAATTCTGAACTGTTTAAGTTAAGCACAAGATCACGTATGACTTTTGCATACTTTAAATTGTTACACTCTTTCATCATGCTATCGTTACGAGTAAAGTTACTCCACATGTGACTGGGCATATTTTTCACATCATTTTGTACTGCAGCAAGTGTATCTTCGGGTAAAAAGTCATCAAAATACAGCCATGGTATTGGTGAACCATGGCTGTAGTCTACTGCATAATCTTTGGGATCATATTTGTTAACAATAAGTTCAATATCTATCATTTGGTTCATTCCATTGCTCGAGGTGGTTTGCTACACATAATCTACTTGTTGGGCCACCTCGGCTATATTCTGTATATAGATTTTTAGTGTCTATGCCAAACAAAATACTTTTGCTTGGTTGTATATCTAAGCTGTTACAAATAGCTTGGTGATTTTTACTCCAGCGATTATAGTTATAATCAGCAGCGTATATTTTCATTAATTCAATACCTAAACCTGCCCCCAGTCTATTTGTGTAATTAGTTTTATGATGAACCAACAAACTGTCATCATCATCTTGTCTTGTAAGCCTCATGCCTGCTCTTGCATGTGCAATTGGAAAGGTTTTACTTAGACTAAAGGTAACATCGGTAACACAGGGAAAGTCAATATTAACTTCAAGTCCACCTGTTGTTCCAAAGAACGCCATATCAATTAGTACTGGTATTCCTTGTAATGTACATTGTGTCATAAGATTATTGTATTCGCTGTGTATGTCACCAGTATCACTGAAAGGTAAACTTAATACTACAGCATCATTTGCATCTAATGGTTCGTCTTCTAACCGAGCCCAGTTTGGGAAATAATTTCTCCAACTTGCAGGATGGTACATGTATTCGCCTTGAAAACATCTAAAACGCCTTGTGCAATTTTTTAAATAAAACTTATCAAATGCCTCACTGGTTCCATTTGCAAACGCACTGACACCAAATGCTTCCAGCCCCAATATATTATTAAGTTTGCTATTTGTAATCCAATTACGATATGTGTTTAAAAATTCATTATGAATGTTATCGTTATCTAACCATTCAGTAGCAGCATGATCTCGAAATAAATTGTTGATAACTGTTTTTATGTTTGTTTCGGGCACGGCATTAGCACCACCATATAGTTTATCTTTGTGACCTTTTAGTATTACCATTTACATATCTTTCGTGTGCCATGCAATTGCATGAGTTATCATTTCTTGTATGCTGTACTTTGGAGCCCAGTTGCTAATTTGTTGAAATTTACTTGAATCGGCAGTGAGTTGGGGAGGATCGCCTTCACGCATCTGCGTTTCAATTACAACTAATTCAGTTGTTAATTGTTCTTGTACTAAATCAATAATTTCTTTGTTACTGTATCCTCTAGAATTTGCTAAATTATATACTCCTGGTGCTACAGTTCCGTTAATAGACATCACATGAGCTTGAGCAATATCACTTACATGTACATAATCGCGAATTGCAGTACCATCAGGAGTTGGAAAACTTGTCCCAAACAAACTAAAACTTTCATTATTAATATTACTAGTAATCAATTTTGGTATGATATGTGTTGCATTTTTCTTTTGACCGTGTCTAGCCAGGGGATCACTACCACATGCATTAAAGTAACGTAAACTTACACAATTAGTAGCATATGCTGTGTTATAACTATTTAGCAAATATTCAACAGCCAGCTTGCTTTGACCATAAGGATTAAACGCTAGTGTTGGATCAGTTTCTAGTATTGGGTTCATTACAGGATCACCATATACACTAGCACTGCTACTAAAAATAAATCTACAGTCTGTCATTTTATTAGATATCAAACTGTCAATTAAAATTTTAGTTTTTACAAAATTGTTATCAAAGTATTCTTCAGGATTTTTAACACTTGGGCCAACCAAGCTAGTTCCAGCACAATGGATAATAGCAATGGGATCTACTTGTGCAATCGCATGTAATGATTCATTACTACTAAAATCAGCTTGTATTGAGTCTGTTAAATATTCTTTAATTTGGTTGCTATGTAATTCTTTATCAATACCAAAAACACTGTAACCAGCATTTGCAAGTTCAAGAACTGTTTGTCCACCAATGTAGCCTGCACTACCTGTTACAACTATCATAAAACCTCCTGTAATTTTAATATATTATAGACTAAAATACGCAGTTATGCAACCTTTTATTTTGCCAGTGTGGTGGGCCAAACGCCAATTTCACCAATTTCAATATGCTGTGGTTGAGATAATGCCCAGCACACTATGTTAGCAACCTCAGAGGCTGATAGCATGTTTGAAGTTTGTCTTTCATCTCGATGTGCTGTCATGCCTGTCGCCATGTATCCTGGATTAACATTTATTACACGACATTTACGATTAGGATCACGTTGTATTATGTTAGCTTGATGACTTAATGCAGCTTTCTGTGTACTGTATAAATCAGCGTTTTGGCTAATTCCTGGGTATCGAGCAAGGCTACTAATGTTTACAATAGTTTTTGTATTGTCAGCACGCCATTGTTGCCAAATCATATTCAATAAGTTAAGTTGCATAAATCCAGAATGTGCATTATTAACAAACACATCACACTCTTCTATTTGTTTAACTATCAAATTTGGCGTTGTTACTATATTATAGTTGTTGCTTCGGCTAAATCCTACACATTCGTGATTAACACTAAGTCTATCAAATATAGCACGACCTAATCCTTTGCTATGACCAGTAATGCCTACTTTACTCATGATTAACAGGCACTCTGTTGTATTCGTTAATAGCACTCATTATTTCTAATCTGTTTTCGGCACCTCGGCTGGTGTGCCAATGTATAATATGTGCGTCAATAATTGGAACACCGTTGTTCCAATGATGGTGATTTTCCATCATTTGTAAGTCTGTGAAATCACTAATACCCATGCCTTGCCATGCAAGATGAGGACGCACTGCTTCTTCAATTGAGATATCTTGATCCCACATAATATAATTGTGTATGTCTTGCTCATCATCCCAAATTTTTAAATTGTGCATAGCTTCGTTTACAGTCCAGTCCATCCATTTTTTACTCATTGTGCTTGGATAGTATCGTATGTCGCAATTGAAATTGTGTTCAAAGTTTGCTGTAGTTTTTGGATCGGAATAATTAAACATTAAAAACTTGTCAAACTCACCAAATATTTTAGTAGGTTTTATAAATTGCACATCAAGCCCACAGAATAATATATTACATTCTTGTTCGGTCCACAGTTTATGTATTTTTGTAAAGTTTTGCTTAAACACATCAAACATATGCTCACAAGGTTCTGATAATAACACATACTCCCAGTCACCTTCAAGGAAGTGTTTAATACTACTATAGCTTTCATTTTGTACTGCTTGATATGTTTCCCACTTTTTTGACATGTCTTGTGGTACTTTATCTAACCGTGAGTTTTTATTGTTTCCAGTAACTTGACATAGTGTTTGTACTACATAATTTTTCATCTATACTTTCCTAAAAATTGATCAGCTACTTTTCCAATGTATTGAATTTGTTCTGCTGTTATAACAGGGCTTGTGCCGTGAAACATGGTGTTTAACATAGCATGAGTTGCTGCAGGATAATTGTCTCTAGCATCCACAGGATTCATTAAATGACTGTAGGCTGGTTGTAACATAATGTTTCCTGCAAAATAAGGACGAGTTTGTATTAGATTTGTTTCTAAAAAATCTACATACTCACTTCTAGTAAACGGAGCCCCAGGGCGTATAGTTAAAGGAAACGCAAACCAACTTGGATCACTACCTGGCTGGGCACGTGGAATATAAAAAAATTCTTCGTATTTGCTGTATATTTTGCTTAGTTGTGCAAAGTTTTTTCTACGTTTTGCATGTATAGTAGGCAATTTTTCTAATTGACACATACCCATTGCAGCTTGTAGTTCAATAGGTTTTAGGTTATAACCAATTTCATCATATACATATTTGTGATCAAATACATGATCTGGGAGTGTTGGGATCCAGCAACTAAAACGTTTACCACATGTACCATTTTTTAATTTATTAGCCTCTGGGCCTATGCAATAGCAACCTCTGCCCCATTCTCTAAAACTAGTGAGAACAGTTTCTTGTAATTTATCTGCTGTGGCAACAAACCCACCTTCACCCATAGTCATGTGGTGTGCTGGATAAAAGCTACAACTTGCCATTAGTCCAAAACTTCCTAATGGTTTGTTATGCCATGTACTTCCTAATGCATCACAGCAATCTTCTAATAATACCAAATTATATTTGTCAACTAGTGTCATTACATCGTCCATGTTAGGGGGATTACCTAGTACATGTGCAAATGTTATAACTTTTATGTCATGTTCACGTATAAGTTTTTCAGCATGAGTCAAATCAATGTTTAATGTATCTAATTCAATATCTACAAATACAGGTTTAAATCCGACTTGTAATGTAGGATTTAGGGTAGTAGGAAAGCCTGCAATAGGCATCAGTACTTTAGTACCCTTGGGAAAATTCTGTGTGCGTTTACTTGTTAAACTGCTCATCATAAGCAGATTAGCACTGCTCCCACTGTTGGTTAGGATACCATACTGTTTGCCAAATTGCGGAGGAAAAAACTTTTCAAACTTTCGGCTTTGCATGCCCATTGCTAACCAACCACCAAGTAAACTTTTTACACCTGCTACATATTCTTCGCTGTCATAATAAGTGCCAGCATAATGTACAAGATCTTTTCCTTCGGTCCAGGTTTTATTTTTGGATTTTTCAACAATGTAATCACTTACTTGTGATAATATGTTTTCAAGTTTGGCATCTACCATACAAAATTGTCCTTGTAATAATTGGTTATTTTATACAGTTCTTCATCAAAGTCAGCAGTTGCTTCCCAACCTAATTTTTTTAACTTGTCATCATTAACACTATAGCGTATGTCTTGACCAGGCCTGCTTATATGACCAATATATTTTCCCCAATCATTAGTTAAATCTTTATCAAAATAATTATTAATAATCGCTTGAACTACTATTTTGTTTGGAAGTTCTGTGTTTCCACTTATATTGTATATTTCGTTCTGAACATTGCTTTCAATAATTGTAGTAATAGCCCTTGCAGTGTCGTCAGCATGTAACCAAGTTCGAACAGGTTTTCCGTTGTCGTGTAAATGTATAGGTCTGTTTAAGCCAAGATGTTTGATACTTTTAGGTATTAACTTTTCAACATATTGCCCTATACCATAATTGTTGGTGGGACGCACAATTACGTAAGGAATATTAAATGTTCGACCCCATGCATACACTAACATATCTGCACTTGCTTTACTAGCACTATATGGATTGCTAGGTTTAAGTAAGTCAAATTCAAAATGTTGACCACTACTGATATCGCCATACACTTCATCTGTACTAAAATGTAAAAATGTAGGCATGTTTAGTGCGTGGCGTTTGTGTAATATTAGTTTGAGTAAATGATGAACACCGTTTACATTACTGTGTATAAATGCATCACTATCAACTATACTGTTGTCCACATGCGATTCAGCCGCTGTGTTAATGATATAATCACAGTCCATTAATCTTTCAAGATTGTTAATATCATTGCGTATAAATTTAAAATTAGGATTTTGGGTAAATTCTTGTAGTAAATCAGGATTACTAGCGTATGTCATCTTGTCAACACCAATAACACGCCAGCCCAATTCCAGACAATGCTGTGTAACATAACTGCCAATAAATCCACAACACCCAGTAACATATACAATTTTCATTTAAAACCTTTTTGCTTTTTGTTACTTATTTACTAGTATTTAGGCTGTGATACTTTATCTCTATAACGATTGCTATCCCGGTTCCATTCCCAATCGTTTCCTTGCATAATATCAATGTATCGATCAATAGTACCAGTGGTCCAATCCGAAATCTTACCAACGTCTTTGTGTGGAACTTGTAATAAAGTTTGCATTTTGTTCATTGCATCTTCGATACTCCACGGAACATACAAACGTGTATGATCGTTGTTAAAGATTTCAGGAAAACTACGATATGCTGGAAACAATACATTACAACCCAATGCATCTGCTTCACTTACAGTATTGCTTGTCCAGTCCTGCAATGCACAGTTAAACAATACTTTACTGTGATTTACAATATTGTAGTATTCGTCTTTCTTCAAGTTTTCGTAGATAACAAGTTGACCACGTTCTTGCATTTTTCTAGCACGTTCGATGAACTTTGGATTGTTTGAACGCAATGGTCCGCCTTGTAAAATAGCAAACTCTACTTCGGGTGTTCCGGGTGTTCCGTACCATTCCTCAATCAAATCCATGTAGAAGTCTGGTTGTTTTTCCTGATCAAAACGTGCAGTAAACACAACACGATCCACGCGATCTAACCAATCTTTGATTACACCGTTTACCCGTTCCTGCACTTCTGTCTTATCAAAAGCAAGTCCGCTGACATTATAGAGAGGAGCCTTCCAGTTTGCAACTTTCATGTTAGCAACCATTTCTTCATTGCTTGCTAATACACCTGTAACAAATTCATTACACATTTCTTCATACAAACTCATCCACTTGCTCATACCCCAAACATGCACAAAGTCATCTGGATCTACAGCCTGTGCTAAACAACGCACCCAAACTTTTGGACGATCTTCTTGTGGAATTTGATCCATAATATAAGGCAAACTTTCCATACCAGGCTGAAACATATCTTCAAAGAAAACAACGTCTTCGCCAGTGCATTCACCTTCACGCATCATTTGTACAAGATTCATCATTTGACTCATACCAAAGTAACTGCGTCCATGTGCATCTAACACTTGGCCAACACTAATTGCTTTGGTATTATCAATAGTTGTACCAGGAACAATAACATAGTCAATGCCCCTGCGTTTAAATGCACGTTCGCTCCAGTCTTGTAATTGTAATGTATAACGACCTTCGTATGGTTCTAATCCCATATAAAACAGTTTACGCATGTTAATTCTCCTGTTTATCGTTTGTCAACTACAGTGTCAGCTAGTCCATATTCAACTGCTTCTTCTGCTGTAAGGAATGTGTCAAACTTCATTGTTTCAAATAGTTCTTCATATGTCTTACCTTTTGTGTTGTGTTTAACATAAAGTTCAGTAAGACGTTTGTTTACTTTTTTACTTTCTTCCATGCTACGAATAGCATCCTCAAACTGTAGTTCTTGCACATGTACACTGCCATTAGTGCCACGTGTTCCACTACTTACTCGATGTATCATTGTACGTGATTCTGGCAACACATTACGTTTACCAACTGCGCCTGCTTGTGATAGAAAACTGCCCATCGAGCAGGCCTGGCCCATTACAATAGTACGCACATCACATTTGATAAACTGCATAGTATCGTAAATAGCCAAGCCCGCTGTCACGGCGCCGCCTGGACTGTTGATGTATAAATTAATATCTTTGTCTGGATCTTCGCTCTCTAAAAATAATAATTGTGCAACAATAACATTTGCCATATTATCTTCAACTTGACCGTTTAACATTACAATACGGTCAGTCATTAAACGTGAGTAAATATCCCAACTACGTTCTCCTCGAGTAGTTTGTTCTACAACCATTGGTATTAGTGGCATGTTGTCTCCTGTGATTAATGTTTATATTATAACACGTTCAATTATATTATGCAAGTGTTTTGTTGTGGTTGGAAAAATATTTAAATCTTGGCATTTTATTTCCCACCCTGCAGATCTCAGTCTATTTTGTACAATAGCCTCAGCAACTGGGCTAATACATATCCAATTGAATTCTTTATTATCAATTGTATTTTTTACAATTTGATCAATTAAATTAAATTCTTCAATTATGTAGTTTTGTTTATCTTGCCAAATTTTAGCAAAATCATTTAACCCTAGTAATGGTGTTTTATCTAAATATTCAAATATACGATGCCAAGACGCAACAGGTTCAAATAATAATTCAGTGTTGCTTAGTACCAACCAATCATTGGGAACATTTTGGTCTTGCCATTCGGATGTATATCCTGGGTAAAATAAGCTAAACCATTCTCTCCATTCCCAATCGTTGAGGTCATTAAAACTTTGATAAGCGGAATTCCATTGTTGTGCATCTAACTTATTGTTTCCTGCAAAAACACTACGACCTTTTTTCCAAGCACTACCATTAGCAATTTTATAGTACTGAAACAATAAGTTTAATTCACTAGCACACAAAGAATCACTGTATACTAATATATTTTTACTGTTTAATATAGGTGCTAATGTGTGTTGTAGTTCATTGCGATGTTGATCAATAAAAGGATACATCACTGTTACAATGCTATCAGGGTACTGGTGATGGTTGTCTACAAAACTATTGAGATCTTTGGTAAGTGCCAAGTGGGCCATTTTATCTAAACTGTGCAGGCTTCCATCTGGTAATATAGTACTATTACTATTACTGTAGTCGCTCAGATATGTTCTAAGTACTTGTTCAATTGTACTACCAAACATACCTGGCACAAACCAAACACCTATCATTTTCTACGATAGTTGTTATTTCGATTGTAAGGTTTACGGAAAGAAGATTTTTTAAAGTTAGCTTCGTCAATCTCCCACATATTTTTAGCAAATTTACCGTTAATAAATTTACTATATTGCTGGTATGCATAACTTTTCCAGTTATACAAGTTTTGTTCGTTAAAACTGTATCCATGCGATACACAGAATTTACGAAATAAATCTAAATCATCAAATACACTGTTGGTTGTAGTGTTGAATTTGACTGCGGTTTTAGACATTTTTATATTCCTTTTAGAATGTACTAGTAAATGTGTTACTCAAGTATTTAACGCAATTTTTTTACCGTAGAATATTTCACAACCGTTTTCATTATCCTCACTTACTGATATTTCAATATCACGATTTGGATATTTGTTAACAACTTGAAAGTATATATCATCACTTATCATTTCGCAACTTTTATGATCAAGTTCTAATGTACCTTCGCTGTACAACCGCTCTAACCAACGTTTGAATTGTATAAACTCAATATCTCGATCATTGTGAAATACTTCAATCCCAACACGAAAATGAAAAATATGACGATGTGGAACACCCAAGAATGATACATCATCCCAGCCACCAGTTGCTAACTTAGGATCTTTATCAGCACCAGGATACATATGAATACCCTCTTTGGCAAAAGTTACCCAAATCATTCTATGTGCTTGTTGTCTCCTTGAATCGGCAAGTTCACGTTCTTGTTGTATCATTTTATTACCTCATCTTGTGTATAGTTGTCCCAGCATGTGAAGTTATTTCTATGCTTTAAAGTTTCTAATTGGTGCACCCAAACCCCTGGATTGCTTGCATCAAAGTCTTTGTCATCAATTTTAATACATGCATTGTAACCAAGTTGATCAATGTAAGGTAGTTTAACGCTGATCATTGGGATAAATCGTCTTTTTTCAGTAAGCCCAGTTTCTAATAATCCTTCAACTTGACTTGCATCAATATCTAATGTAACCCAAAAATTTCTATCCAGCAATGCATGCCCAATTTTTTCCCATGGATCCCATTGATCTTGGGTATTAACAGTAACGTTAAAACTCATATCAGCTCCAAGATAAATATGATTGCATCCATGCATATCTGCATGTTTTACAATAGTATCAACTGATTGTACTCCAACTACAAACAATGTATGCTGTCCGTATTGTGGTGTACGTTCAATTTCACGTCCTGTAAAAAATGCTATATTACTGTGCCCGGCTCTATCCATCTAATTTTGCCTTTTCAATTTGATCTCGTAATAAAAGTTTTTGTTTTTTTAAATCATTAAGTTGTATTTTAGATTCCGTAGTGCGGTTGGTGTTGCGATTTTTCTCTAACATATCTACTTGTTTTGACATTTCACTGTGCTTGTTTTGCAGTCGATTCAGTTGATTTTTTGTCATACTGATTCCTCTAATTTATCTAATAACGATTCATCAAACTCAACTTCGTCAAATTCTGCATCATCAGTTTCAAACAAATTGTTGAACATACTGGTTGCATTTGTTGCTTTTTTACCTGTATAGCCTCTTGTACCAATTACTCTTTCCCATATACTAGCATAATCATCAATCATTTGCAATGACTTTTTTCTATCGTGTTGTGCAAAAATTTGATCAATTAATGTGCGGGTGTTAAGACCACTATCTAGAGGATGCAACAACATACTAGGACCACCACCTTGGTCAACTATTCGGTTAGCACGTTGTACTGCTTCTAGATGCATCCATACATTATGACCCATTAGCAATGCATAACTGAAACTATCCCAACTGGTTTTACCTTCTTTGCCAATTTTATTTAGGTCACCTGGCCCATAATAACATACATCACTTACTGACATACGACTACTAATTGGTGAGTCTTCAAATTTTGAATGTACTTTTTCTTGCAATACTGCATCTCTATAACTTCGTGAATCTTTTGCCCATGCTTTATTATCAGCAGTACTTTCCATTTGATAACTCCACTTTTTTCTATCTTCAGTTGATATATTATAATACAACTGTCCATTTGCAGTAGCTAAAAACGGACTAGCACAATCAAATGAAATAGTAAAAGTAGGATTATGGTACTTGCGTATTGCACGTTGTAAATCTGTAAGTACTACTGCCCATTCTAATTTACTAGTACCCAAAAAGTGCATCCAGTCTTGATGCCCGCTTTCTAACAATCCATCATGTACAAGAGCAACAAGTCTACGCAATACTAAATGCAAATCACACATGTTTTGTCCGCCCATTGCCCAACCATTAAATGGTTTTTCATGTAAGCTAGGATCGCAGTAGTGTTTCATTGTTTCATACCAACTGTCTGCGTCAGCATGATTAGCACCTTGTAATACATTTAATATTTTAGTGTCACCATACCGATTTGCCATCCAATAATCGTTATTAAACTTAGTAGCAGTTACAGCATCTTCATAAGAGTATATGCCACTTGCTTTAGCCCACTCTGGATTAGTGCTGGTCCAAGTTGGAATATCCATAGTCATAGCATAGTCGCTTATTTGCATTTGCCATTCTAACACTGCCCGACGTTTCTTTTCAGCATGTGGGCATTTAGGATTTTTCCAATCCCCAGGCCAAACGCCTTTGGCGATTTGGAAGCCTCCACTGTCAGCTAACATAAAACTATTGGGATCTCTATTACGCACCATATCTTCTTTGGGTGCAACTTTGGTCATATCTAAGTTAGCATGCCCTGCACTATACAAACTCCATTTATATGGAAACAATCCTTTTTTTGGATTAAGCCAATTCATCATTTCCATGTCAGGTATTTGTGCGGGCATTCTATCTTGTGGAACATATTCCATATGGCGTTGCTTGCCTATATATGTGCCATAAAAACTACTAATAGCAGGTAAGAATATTGCATAGTCGTTTTGTTTTTCTGTTAAATTATCTTGTTCCATTGTCACCATGCTTTGTAAAAATTAGCTAGTCGTATTAGTTCAATATCATCTTGGTAAAGAGTGCGCCAGGCGTGTGCTATATCTGGATCACGCAACCAACGTTTCCATTCTTTTATAGCACGTTTTCTCTGTTTTGTCACTGGACTTTGGTTAAACGGCTCAGGGCAATTCTCCCAATTTTTAAATCCTTGGTTTTTAAAAAAGTGTTGCAAGTTTGCAGACAAGTCTTCGTCTACATTAAAAAATACCGTATCACGTTGTCGAGTTTGCGTGTTGTTTGCATCGTAATCAAAAAACCAAGTTTGTGGTGCAAGGTGTTCGTTTGAGAACATTTGTGCAATCTTTTTTGGTTCTGTCAACATACTCATAATATGATTCTTGTCCACTTGATCCACAGTTCTTTCCATATGGCAATAACTGTACCAGCGTTTTAGTGGATCACGCAACAGTACCACACTTAGATATTCGTTACGCTGCTCTTGTTGCAGGTTTGTTGCATGCCAAGTATCTTCTAATAGATTAACACCAAGCTGTGCAACGTAACGTTTACACCAACTGCTAGCATTTTTTGGAATATGAAAATATGCTAATTGCCTGGGACGATTGATTACACCTTCTCCGTACACATGTGATAAGAACTGTCTGCTCACTTGCTCTGTGCTGGCAGAATGTACTTGTACTCTGCAACCCCACTGTCTACTGTAATTTGTGCGGCACCGTCATCGCTAATTTCAATCTTTTTGTCACCAACCAGATCCATAATACCAATGAACTGTCGTACTGGCCAACTCCAACTGCGTTTAAGTGTGCCACTTATACCTGGTTCAAATACAAACTCACCAGCATGAGTACTATGATCACCAAACATAAATTTAAGATCACCGTTTTCTGTTTTTGCAATAAAGTGTAGTTCTTCTGCATTTGCTGCGGCTTGCATTTTAAGCCTTCCAATTGCAGCCATAGATGGCTCAAAACTAATATTCCAGCTTACACCTTTAAACTTTACTGCTTTGAGCTTTTCATTAATAATTTCACTTGTCATAAAGCGATAATCATTCTTAAAGTCGCCGGCAGCGTTAACAAAATTCATCCCTACTGGGACACTCTCACCGTTTCTATCTTGTTTCTTAATAGAAATAGTTGCATTTTCTTTATACTCGCTTAGATTTAGAATAATTTTTAACTTGTTTAAGTTGGGCATTCCAAATGTGCCAATAAAATCAGCAACTGGATTATGGAATTTAGCTTGTAGTACAACACTACGATCTTCTGCTAATCCATCAATAACAGTTTCAGTTGTAGTGCCACTGATCTTAACAAGTTCAATGCACCCTAGATCAAAGCTGTGCGACACTAGGTCTAATAAATGGTCTCTCATTATCTTTTCCTTATCATGTAATTAATAATATTATAGCTGATTTATTGTTAAAAGTCAATGACTTTTATGGATCATTGTTAAACTTTGTCCACCCCGGATACTCTCTAAAGTTCCAGCTTTGGTAAGTTCAACCCATGTATTTGCACTATCTAATTCTTTCCATTCAACAATGTTATACCCTTTTTCTAGTGCATAATCTTCAATATAACTCCCTGGGGTGTACATACTAAAGAAGTTTTCGGCAAGTACAACTGCACCCGGCCTGTCACAATCATTGATTGTAAATGCAATTTTACCTCCTGGTCGTAATAGTTCCCATGCACCTTCAAGATAAGAAATTATTACTTCCAAGGGTTTATAATTAAAAAAGTTATATGCTAGCATATAACCAAATTGATTCTGCGGCAACTTATCAAGAAATCCGTGTCCATCACGTTCGTTGATAACATAGTCATTGAGTCGATTAACATATTGCAAACTGTGTTCTTTGCGAGCTGTTTCAAACACTGGTTCTAGCAACTCAGCATGTTGATCTACCAAATACAAAGGATCCATTCTAACCAATGATGATAACATTTGTCCTTGCATGGGCCTAAAGATTAGTCCTGCATGATGCCAATCGCCATAACTTTCAATCCTAGTGTTAATCCAGTTACTGGTTTCTTTATTGAATTGTGCTTGTCTACTTAAAATGTATTCATTTGTTTCGTGTTGCATATCATCATATAGTTGACGACTGTTTGCAAAATATTCAGCTTCCTGTAACTCAATTTCTGAATCCAAATAATCCAAATGTTCATCATATATTTGTGTATAATTTTCTATACTGTTGGATATACTGTCAAATGCATTGTTTAGGGCAAGTAGTGTATCTGAGCCAACACCTGATTCTGCACTCTTAAGATATTTCTCAAACCCAAGCAAAGCCTCTTGCCTGCTTTTAATTGGATCGTAAGATCCTAATTGATATCTAGTATTGACTATCTGGCTAAGTTTCATATCATTCAAACTCAAATAAAGACTGGAAAGTGTTTTCTGTATTAGTCTGTGTATTTAGGTCCCAATTAAGAACTCCTAATAAATTCTGTATCTTTCCATCAATGACAGTACTTTCCATAGCTGCGTGATCAAAAGGAAGATCTTGGAACCATTGTGGCAAACGCAACTGATCAATAGGATATGCAATACTAGTGTATCCCAATGGATTTTGTTTTAATTTACACACAATAATCTTCATACCATCTGTCATTTCAGTACTGTATGCATCACTGTTCATTCGACGCAGTGTGTTCCAATTCAATGCTGCTCTTACATGACCAGGCATGTTTGTTTTGCCATTTTTTTCTTGTAGCTTTTGGTACTTAGTTAGATTGTTAACACGTTTTGGTGAACCTTTCTCCCAACCAGGACGTTGAGTAAACTCTAATTTAAACTCTCGTATACGATCAATTATTTCAGGTTTAGATCCACCAATAAGTGTGTGCGTTAGTACTTCGCTTAAAAAGTCTTGTATAACCTTAGGAGTGTCACTACGTTTGAGATCAAGCCCCATAGCTTTTACCTTGCCTGGTTTGCCATCAACATCCATACGTTTACCCTCAAGATCATACACCATTACTGCATAGCGTTTTTTTGTAATATATAATCCTTTTGTAGCAACAATCTCTCGACCACCTTTGATTATCTCACCATTTGCCCGTGGACAATGGAATGCTTGTTCCATAAATGCAGGAAAACTTACATTTAGTTCATCACTAATAGTATCATACAGTTGAGCACAAATTTCTTTGTTCCATTCCATTTTATCAGCATCAATTTCTTCTTTGAGAACAGGGTATGCACTAAAATAAACACTGTCTGTATCGCCATATATAACAGCATCGCCTGTGTGATCGTATTTGCCTGTAATACATTCATTTGTAAATGCATCCATATGGTGGGCAATAGCTCTACCTGTTAGTGTAGTTGACTGTCCAATACGCTTATCAAAGAATCTACAACCAGGATTAAGAATAGCACCATACAAACTGTTCAAGTTAATCTTCTTAACCAACTGTCGCTTATCCCAGTATTCTTTTTCACTTTCGTTGCATTCACGTAACTTCTTTTGCATAACTTTACGTTCAGCATACCAACGCTCTAACAAGCCAGGTATAATTGCTTTTTTATCATGTGTAAAGATTGTACCATTTGCACTTAGTATCCAAGGACGATTGCTATCGAAAATCATTTTCCAAATTTGTGCGGCACTAAATGTTTCGCTAGTTTCATTTTCCCAGTCCACAGTTATATCAACATCTTTGGATTGTTTCATTACCTCGGTGTATTCTAAGCTACCAAACAAGCCTTCCCAACTTGCTGCAAAACTATTGCCTGCATTTTGTTTGTCTTGTATATAGCTGTCGGTCATTATAGGTCTTAATTGTCCAATTATAGACTCAGGCCCCATATTACATGCACGAATTGCACTGGGGTATAGACTATTAATGTCAATACTACCAACCCATTCATGTATACCTTTTTTGGGATACGCAACATAGGCGCCTGCAGCTTGTGTATCTCCCATTCCATCTCTGTTTTTGCGGCTTGGTACAACTAGTCCCTGCTCGTGTGCTTCGTTGATAATAGCTTGTTCAGTAACTGCAACAGCCCCCATTGTTGTGGGCAACAGCACTGTGTTTTCATGTGCTAGTGTGTTTGCTAGATCTAAAAACTTTAACTTGTTATCAATGTCTTTAAGAAGCACAACGTCTTGTCTGTTATATTCTATAAACTTACGAAAGTCATTGTTGTACAATGAATCTAGTGTACCTTCGTACACTGTTTTACTGCCAAGGTTTTCATAATCACCAATTGCATCTAGACTGTAACTATGTCGTTCTTCATACGTGTACTTGCGATACAATTGCATATAGTCCATGTGTACTCGACCAATTAAGTCAAATGTAATATTTTCTGCACCAAACCGCTCAAATGTGCGTTGTTTAGGCAACTGATCCCATAAACAAAAACGTCTAGTATCATCCTTGCTTAATACTCGTATACATCTATTTACAGTATACGGAATATCATAACCTTCGCTGTTCCATCCTGTAAGTACATCAGCATCATCAATTAAATCTAAAAATGCTTTTAATAAGTCAGCTTCAGCATCAGGCCCCATAAACAAATACGTATTATCAAATCCTGCAACACTATCGTATGCACTTTGCTCGCTCATATTTTTTGGTGGAATAGCTAATGTTATTAGTTTGTCAATCCAATTACAATACAATGTAATAGCTGTAATTGGATTAAAAGGATCAGCCGGAGGACTAAATCCTTTTTTAGCATCAAAGTCAGTCTCAATATCAAAAAAGCAAACGTTCAGTTTAGGAGCATCTTGTCCTTGATAATTATCGGCTAAACATCTAAACACTGGATTAATATCACTTTCATACAGTGTTTCTCCATGATGCATTTTTAGTTCTTTATGAAACTCTTTGCCTTGTTTGGTAGCAAATCTACTTACTGGATCGCCAAAAATTGTGCGATGTTTGCCCTTGGGATCCGGATAGTACATCACATACTGTGCAGGAAAGTCTTGATACACTCTCTCGCCATTGCTTTTGCGTTCTACAATATGAATACGATCTTTGTTTCGATCATATAATGCATCTACATAACTCATTTACTCTCCTGTGTTGTTTATGGCCAACTTACCGTGTTTCATACTCGTTAGTGAGCGACTCTCTACTTTAATTAGCTAAATCCTTGATGCCTAAAACTTTTATGTCAGTGTTCAGAGTGTTTTACCCACCGTGGTTAGTATAGTTTCTAACGTGTCGTGGTCTTCTTGTTCCTGTGTAAACCCACTTTTATATGCAATACGAATTGCTTTTTTTAACACACTAGGTTTAATATCTATTTCTTCGGCAATAGCTTTTATTGTATCACTAAGTCCACTGTTAAGTGCTTCAACTTCGTGCATTACAGTAATACCTTCGTTGATAATTTGTCCTAGTTTAATTTTTTGCTCTTGATTAAAAGTAGTCATTTACTGCTCCTTATTTTGTCAGCATTAATAATTGCGGTTGTTGTTTCTACTGGTTTCATATCCAGTAGCATTCTTGCCCTGTCCCGAACTTCTGCACTAACAGCATGTCCGTACATTTCAGGATTTAACAAGTCTTTTAAAAATCTTACTACACGTATTTCATTCATAACATTGTGCCTGATTAAATTAATAAAGACAAACTAGTTTGCCAGTTGTTTTGGCGGATATGATCCAATTTAGATAACCAATTTTTCCATTCAGTATTGGGTGTTGCATTGTTTTCTAAATGAGCCAATAAGCCATTACTCCAGTTATAATACGATAAATTTTTCAATATGTCAATAGCTAATTTACGATTTTTTACAGGTAAATTTTCCAATCCTAAACTTGGGTGTGTTACTAACTGAACGCTGGTATTAACTGGGTCTCCTTGTGCATTAGCAGTTACCGTATTTTCAATCCAATCGATTAATTGTGGCAAATAAAGTATGTTTTGTACACCTACACTTACATTAAACTCTAGTATAACACAAGGATCATTTAATTGTTTCCACCATTGAATGTTTTGGGTTACATCATTCCATTTTGCTGGAAATCTAATGTATTCAAATTGTTCATTAATTGCGTCTATACTAAAATAAACTTTTACTAATTGAAATTGTTGCCAGAGTTTCAGTACATTGTTTGTGGGAATATATGTGCCGTTTGTGTTGTAACTTAGTTGGCACTTCTCAGGATTGCCTTCTTTGATTATTTTTTGTAGTAAATGAATATGATCATTACTCATAAATGGCTCACCGCCATTGAAATGAACTCGTCGCAAATCTTTTGCTGATATTTCTTGTGCAAGATTTCTATTTTTAGGAGTGCTACGTTGGTTGGTTATACCTAACTTAACTTCGTCATCATGCCAACTACTACTGTAGTCTCCATTGCACATTATACATTTTAAATTGCACACAGTTTGACAATTAAAATCTAAATTGTGTAGTTGTATATCAGGACCTAAATGTATATCATTACTGCGGTAATGTTCAATAATTGCAGTACGCCTACTAGGTGCACCAAGCTCTTCACTTCTACTGCAACGTATACATGATGGAGGGAGTATTCCTTGTGTAATACTAATATTACGTTCACGAGCTAATACTGGATCGTTTTGATCAACAGTTTCAGCAGGTTGACTCATGGCATTACAACAAAAAGCAATTTGAGGATTGCCTTGTGGATTTCGTTCAACAAATAATGAATGAGCTAAATCAGGACACAACCAATCACTCATAGACTTTTTAGCAACTCCCAAGTGTGTTTCCAATCAACTACAGTATGACTATAACTGTTGCCTCTTTCTAGTAATGCCACTTTAAGTGGAAAATCGTTACCAGATAAGCCCATAGCATCACCGTAGAAATTTATAATGCTTGAATCATCAAAGTCTCGTAATATTTGGCTTTTATCTGCGCCAACAGGACCAATATCAATTCCTGTGTCCCCGCCAACTCGAGCTAATAATTCTGGAAATTCTCGATTAAACAAATCAGCAATTATACTACGTTCGCTAATAAATTTTTCAGATTCTACATAAGCCGCACGTTGCTTTGCATTTGCATTACGTCCCACAATACTAAAGTTAATCATACCTGGTCTTTCTTCGATGTGATTACCTGTGCGTATACTAAAATTACTTTCTTCAAGTTTATCCTCTAGCCATGAACGTACATGCTCTGGTACTTTCCATTCGCTTTTAAGTATATTTGTGTCACCGTCCCAAACATCACTGCCTGAACATTGGTAAACACGCTTGCATAGAATATAAGTGTCTTCACCTAGTTGCTCGATGGTTTTAGCACGGTCACTGCCAGTAACTAGATAAACATCATTATCTAAGCAAAATGTATTAAAAAACATTTTAAAATGTATGTCAATAATACCTCGACTTGGTGTTAGTGTTCCGTCAATATCAAATATATAATTCATAATACTATTATAACACAACAAACATGCTAAGTCAAGTCTTATGTAAGTTGTTTAAATGCAAAACTTGCTATTTGATTTAGACCACTGCTGGTGTTTATTTTTTGAGATATTTTTTCTTTATTTGTGTCATTTACAGCATTGTATACTTGCTGTATTGCACTAGCTGTGAACAAATCAATTAATACCCGACCATCAGACAACTTTACGTTTTCAGCCTGTTGATTGTCGACAATACGATTGATTGCATCCAATACACTTACTTTAGATTCTTTTACTGTGTTGCTTACGTTTTTAGCTTTGCCCTTGCGATTTTTATTTGGATCGTTTCTACGCTTTTTACTAACTGCAGCACCAATAGCTTTCTTACCACCTTTGGATCGTAGACTTGCAGCTCTGCTTTTGCTTAAACATTTAGGTTTGCCTTCGCCTTTACTGGCATCTCCGCATTTTCCAATACGTTCGCCTTTAGTATTGTAACGATCCCATCCACCTCCGCCAGCACCGCCTTTTTTGCCTTTACCAAACCAGGCTTTAAGATCTTCTTTGATGCCTTCTGCATAGTAAGGATTATCTGGATCTGCGTCACTTGATTCATCTGGCCACCAATCTAATTCATAGCGTTCGCCGTCTTCAAATTGTTTCTTCATACCAAGTATACGAGCTTCGTATTCTTCTTTTGTTGGTTCTACTCTACCTGCTACTACATCCATTACAAAGTTTAGTGTAGTTGCATTTGCAGTAAGACTACCACAACGTGCGCCTACTTCATTCTTCAGATGATCAATTAGTATACTACCACTACATTTTGCTAGTTCATCACTTAGTTCTTCTGGCACTTCTAAGTCAACATAACAGTATACAAAGTCATAGTGTGGTGCTGGTGATCCATGTAAGATATATTCATCTCTTACAACAATTCTTTTGAATCCGTCTTTGTCATGCCAAACTGCTTGTTCTTTAGTCAGTTCGTCTGGTGGACCAAATGTTTTACCTAAAAATTCTGCATATTCTACAGGGTATTCATGATCCCATGCACTATACTCGCCGCCAACATCTTCGTTCTTAATACAGTTAGGCACACGTTTTCCGAACATGGTTTTCATGCCCTTCTTTTTGTAGCCTTTCCAACACTTCTCTGTGATGAAATCCTGTATAATCATTATTTTTTACCTTTGTTGCCCCAGTTAGCAGCACCAACTTTGCGGCATTTAACTAGTGCGCCACTAGCATATGCACTAGGCCATACTTTGTAACGACTTTTAACTTTGTGATAGCAAGCATCTTTTTCGCCTGCTGCTTCGTTAAACTGTGCTTCTGTAATTGATTCATTGTGATGGACACCTACAACTTGATAACCTTTGCGTATCAATTGCTTGGCTTTATCTTTAGAAACTGTTTGAGTCATTCCAGTTTTTGGATTTTTTACTTCAACATCATCGTGTGGTGTAGTTGACATTTCTTCAGCTACTTTACCTTTCCAGTCTTTTTTGCTACGTATAGCAAAATTAATTTGTCGTAACTCGGTGCTTTCGGCTGATGTTCTTTTTTCTTTTTTCTTTAATGCATTACGGCGTTTCTGAAGCTCGGCAATAGTTTTACCAGCCCATTTACCTGTGCTTTTAATATCTGCATCTCCAGCCCATGCCTCGTCGAGATCACTTTTCCCACCTAGCGTTCTAGGATCAATTGGCCCATCTCTGTTGAGTATTGCCTGTCCATATTTGATAAGTTTGTTGATTTGTGCAACATTTATTCCAACAGCTTTAGCAAGATCTGTAGTATTTTTAGCAGCAAAAGGCTCGCCAAATCTAGTTAGCTCATCGCCTAAACGGCTTAACAGTACCGACAGTTTCATGTCGTTTGTCTTTGCCCCTTTGTCCATTAGTATACGACCAATATCAGCAGCTACCAATTGTGTTTTAGTTGTTTCGCGGCTTTCGCTTGTTATAAAATCTGATTTACGCAATGGTCCTGGTCCTTTTCTCTTGGGATACCCTTGTTCTATAAAGGCTCTAACTGTGTCTACATCCATGCGTTCGTATGGAGTAAAATCTGGTTCAACTACATCCCCATTTGGCAATTCTAAATAATGCCAAAGTTTTCTAACATCCCCATCATCATCAATATCTGTATAATAGGTATGGTTGTCAACTGTAAACTCTCGATCAGCAATGTTTGGTATTTGTGATTCAAAGAGTTGTCTTATAATCATTTTGCATTCCTTGCACAGTACATCTCAACAGCCATTGATGCTTCTTCTAAGTTTGCAAAACTACTTTCACTTGTTTTATCTTTAATTACTACCCGAAAACCATCATCTTCGTTACCAGTAATTTTAATATCACGTCCGTCATCTGTAGTAATTGTTTTTACTATTGTTCCAAGTGTATCACCTTTGTCAGGCATCATATCTTGTATGTCTTTGTCATCCAAACTATCGCTTACATCAGATAGTACATCACCAATTTCTGCTTGTAGTTGACTAAGTATATCTTCGGTTTGTATTACAACTTCATCTTCAACATTTGTTTCGTAGTCAAGTGAGTGATATACACTACCAATATAATCAGCTGCTTTAGTAATTTTACTTTGTTTCCAGCCTTCGATGCCTTCTTCTTCACTTACATTTTTTAACATGGAATGAAGTTTCATGGCATACTTTGCAATTTTATACAAGTCTGATCTTGCCATTTGTACTTCATGATCTCGTTCAGCCCGGTCACCTAGTTCACGTAAATCTTCAACATCTTCTCCTACTAAGTACCCATCAAGAGGATGTTTGATAGGTTTGTTAGTTCCTAATACTGGAGAAATATTAGGTATCTTAGCTTTAGCTCCTAATGTTGGTGTACCAGGTCCTTCTTTGGTTTCGTCTAACCTTTGAAGGATTGCAAACATATCATTTGGGTCACCCTTGCTCGATCTGCTAACATTTTTACCACTAGCTGCTTTGTTAAAGCCTGCAAGTATGTCTGTCATACTAGTGCTTGTCATACTCTATTTCCTTTTAAAAAACTTTTAAGCATCCAACCGTGTTTGCCATGAGCATCTTCTCTCTCAGCAATAAAATTTGCAATGCCTTCGTGTTTTTCTTCTTGTGCTGATTCAAAGGTGGGACGCAAATGTTCTAGTATAATAGTGTTATCTCTATCAAGTTCTTCAAACATTAACATTGCACGTGGAATCTTAGTTTGATCTTCAATTAAACTAAGTTCTTGAAATCGGCTAAAACTACCAGGGCTATATTCGTCTAACACACGCACAAATTCAGCACATCTATCGATAGTGTTGTTGTTTACTTCATTATATAAGTTCTCAAAGAATAAATGATATTCCGAGAAGTTTAGTCCTTCTACATTCCAATGAAAGTTTTGTGCTTTCAATCCGAATGCATAACTACTGGCTAATAAAACTTTAAGATTTTGGGCTAGCATTTTGGTACCTTTTCTTATTAATTGTATATAGGTATTTATGCTTATCGGGCTCGTTGTTGCGAGTTATAACACCATTCATATTTTGGCTTACTACAGCAACATTAGAACTAGTTGTTGCTTCTTCTTTTATAAATTCAATTGCTCTCATCCAATTAACAACCTGTCTTTATCTATCCAACTAGTATTGTCACCTACAAGTATTTTGTAATTGTAAGTGCTTAATTCAGTATCCCAGCTCTCAAATTCTATTTCGTATTCCCCTGGGGGTGCTTCAATTTGTAATATTTGTGTAAGGTATTCGTTTTTATTCCACACCCATTTACGTTCAGTAAACAATTCACCGTCAACATATATTCGGTAAACGGGTACTGTTCCTTTCAAAGGACGACAATGAATATCAAAAGCTGCTTTTACAAAAATGTTTTCCACATTTTTATTTAGCTTTTGATTTCCCGAGGTGTTCCAACTATTACATTTCGGTTATTGTGTTGCTGACGTATAATTCTACGTGCCATTTCTGGAGTGCGAGCCTGTACTGTAGTGTCAACTATTTGAGTATACCCAGGCTGTTTGAGTTTAATTTTCATAGTATAGGTTTTCAACCCAGCGCCTGCCGCTGAAGGATGATTGTATTGGTTTCTTGTATTACGTATGAACTGTTTTGCCCTCATAGATATATTTATCCGTTTTCTGCCATGCTGAGTGCTTTGGCTGTTCTATTAAATTTTGTGTCTTTGTATTTAAATCCAATACCACCTGCTGCTTCCCACGCTGCAATGTTTTTACCAAAGTCATCAATTAGTATATTAGGAGTACCATCTGGGTTTTTGGCAAACTGTGGTTTATCATGTGTAATATAAATGTTTTTTGGTGGGAAAAATGCTAGATTCTTTTTAATCCATTCACGCTTGTGCGGCTCACTTCTAGGATCATCGGCTAGAGGACTTGTACATATATTGTAACTACCTTTGACTTTTTTAATTAACATTAGTAACTTTTTAGCTTCGGGTAGCAATGGCAAGTTTAACCAAAAATTTTCTGTGTTGCGTATTTTTTGCAATGCAGGTTGTATATCTTTGATGTCTTTCCAGTTTTTGACATTCATCATTTTAGTCCACTCACCAAAAAAATCAGCTAATACACCATCCATGTCAACATAAATTTCTGCAGAATCGGGTAGTTTTCTACCTAACTGTTCATATATTGTACTTTCTATGAATTGAATAGCTCTCATTTTTTCTTTCCTGACTTCATATTTGCACACCAGTGATACATTTTAGCCTTCTCACCACTTGAATTTTTAGCACGTTTACGCAACTGTGTTACTGTGCCATTACAACTAGCACCTGACTTCTTTACTCTACCTGGACGACTTTTACCTTTTTTCTTACCGTCAGCAAAGTTTTCATTTGTTTGTAGTTTTGGATTCTGTAGTGAAAAGAAGTCTGTACTACCATTGCCTGTAACACTCTTTTGTACACTCCATCCCAATTGGCTAGCAAGTTTTTTTGCAAAGCGATCATATAATTTTGATCTACCGTCACTGTCATGTTCTTCTTTGTCAGCGTTAAAATCAAATTGTTGTACACGTTCAATGCCTACTTTGGATATCCATTCATTCATTATTGCTACAACTGTAGCGAATATTCTAAATGCATCTCCGGTACCTTCAAGGCCCATTCTTCTGTTAACTGAAAAGTCAATACTAAAATCATCTTGATTTTCATTTCCGTCAAAGTCCATAACTAGTGGACCATTAGGTGTGTCTGCTTTTCCTACCCAAGTGCCAATTTTGCTAGGTCCTTCTAGTGTATAAGGATATGGATTATCCAATGCTTCGTTTACTTTGTTTTCAACTCTAAACTCTTGATTTGGTGTTTTAAAGTTTTTCTTACGCATTACAGTTTTAGCAACTAGTTCTAGTTCTTTGCCATTCCAATTTAGAGCGAATGGGATATTAATATCGCTTTCTAAATCTTTCATTACTGCTTGTGTATCAGGCCCCATTTGTGCAATAGGTTTGCCCCAACGCTTATATTCTTTAGCAAATATTTGACCTAATTCTTTTATAGTAATTGGTTCACCGTTACGATCATCGTTTGCTCTTTGTAAAAAATGTCGAGTAAACTCAACATCAATACCTACTTTACTAAATGCACGATCAACAATTGTTTCCAGACCGTCTAATTGTGGTTGTGAAATATCCTCACTTAATCCCAAATTAAAAAGTTTATTAGGAGTGCTGTTTTTTGCAGCTTTTTTCATCATAACAGGAGGTCTTCCCAACTTATCAGTTTTCCATCCCATCTTTTTAGCATTTTTATGTATAGCGCCAGGTCGTACATCTTTGGTTAGTGCCATACTGTATCGTGGATCGTTAGCTTGTGCTGCAGTTGGAATATACCCGCTGCTTTCAAATACAAATGCACTTGGGTTTTGTTCAGCAAAGTTACGCATTATGATACCAGCGCCAGCATTGGCTTCGTTTTCCCAGTGACTACCAGTTGTGCCAGCATCATACGGAAGATCGGCTAGTTCCGTTTGCTTTCGGTGTACTAGTTCATGGGCTAATGTTCTAAGTACATCTACTGTGTGTCGATTTGCAACACTGATATGAAGTAAATTATTTAAACTGTCATATTGTCCAAATGTTTTGTTGCGTTTACTCCACTGTGGGTCTTTTTTAATACGTATAATTGGAACAGTTTCTATTTTCAAATAGTCTTTACAGTAGTCTACAAATTTTTTAATCGTAATTACAATGTTTTCAACTTCTTGTGGTTCGTCAATTACTTCAGTTACTTCTTTTTCTTTAGATAGTTGATCATAACTTTTACGGAACGCATCTTTATCGCCTTTTGCAGCTGCTTGTCTACGTGCTATTAATTTGTCTCTAGTACTAGGTTCAAACTTTTCTTTTTTCTTTTTAATTGTACCACGGCTTCGGCTAGATCCACTCCTAGAAGCAAATCCCCATATTTCATCTAGTATGCTAGGAGTAGTTTCTTTAATACTAAACTCATCATCAACAGCATTATTGAGGGCATTGCGTAATTCATCAATTAATCCATTGTTACGTAACAATTTAAAAGATAAGTTCTCAGGTCCAAACTCGCCAGTTGTTTCTAATCCATTACTGCGAATTTTTCCAATTTTTTCATTAATACTGGTTAATTCTTCTATTCCACCATCGGCAATAGCAGCTTCAATACGATGACCTAAATCTTCGTACTTGTTTTGTACACTCATGTCATCTATTTTTGGAAACTTTCGACTGGGTACACGTTTCCATTCATTGTCAACTAAACTATAAATTCCTTGTGAATGATGCGTTTCATCTGCTTGTTGTACATACAATTCAACGTCATGATCTCCAACATGAAAGTTGTGCAAATCGTTGTATTGATATTTTTTAGCATTAAATAGCTCTGCATATATTTCATTGTCTTTGAGTTTTGAAATATCTACAACAAGGTGTAAATCTATATCACTAGTTGGTGTATAATTATAAGCACTGTTACTGCCACTGACAGTGATATCTTTAATATCTAACGCAGGCACGCCGAGGAATTCTCTAAAATCATCAGCCATTGACAACAACGCATCTCGAACTTCTGGTTCTAAATGTTCGTTACTGTTCCATAGTACGGGATTTAATGCTTGGTGAAATTTCACTGCATCTGATAATTGGTAGTTTTCTAGCTCATGTATATCCATTGTAACATATTTACCTTAGATCTAAAATGCATGAACTGAAGAGTCAAATTGGCCTGCCCTGAGGGATTCGAACCTCCGACCTAGTGCTTAGAAGGCACTTGCTCTATCCAGCTGAGCTAAGGGCAGTATCTTTCACGCGGGCTTTGTCTTTGTTTTCTTTTTGTTAGTAGCAGATAATATAGGAGCAACGTCACCAATCTCAGGTTTTTCTGAAATTGCTTCTTCTTGGTCAGATTCTTCTGCTGGTTGTAGTTTTGTAATTTGATTGTTTGCCTCAAGTTCTTTTAGAGCTTGATAAATTTTTGGCTGTGTTTTAAAGTCATATACAAAAGTACCAGTATGTGATAACAACACTCGTTTGTCAATCCAAATTTTTCCGCCAATGTCTCGGAAGTTTTCACAAAAGGTCCAATCTTCACTATAGTATCGATTGTCACGTACTTCTGTAGTAAAATATGTTTTGAGATGTTGGTCCAGTGCTGGGTCTAGGCCAATGTCGTTTTTGAATGGAATAACACTCTTGTGATGATTTAATTTCTCAAATACATCACGTTTAATTAGCATAAAGCCAGTGCCGGTTTTACTTACTTCCTGTAAGTTACCATCAATTTCTGCTCCTTCAAACCCATTTACAACCCATTTAATGGGAAGGGTTTTCATTGGATATAGCCCACCAATTACATCTTTCCTGTGATCAAGTAGTGCTAATAAATGCCAAGGCTCCCACCCAATGTCAGCATCAATAAACATTAAATGAGTGCTGTCTGGGTTAGACAAGAAACGTGAAACTAATGTATTACGAGCCCGACAAATCAAACTTTCATTTGTTAGTGTTTCCATTGTCCAATCAATGTCAAGTTGTCGACATGTATTAGCAAATCGAATATAACTCATAAATGCTGATTCGGTTAACTGTCCTCCGTAACATGGCATACAAATATGTATTTTAGTAGTTCTTAAATAGTCAACATCAACTGTTACTTGATTACCAGTTTGTTCTGACTGTTTAATGCCCTCTTCGGCTTGTTCAAATTCATCTGTAGGTATTGTTTTGGTTGTACTTGGCATATAATCCTCTAATATGTTGTGACACTATGCATATTTACACTGCATAACTGGTACGGGATAAATTTATAGTTGGAGCGGGTGAGGAGAATCGAACTCCTGTCATGAGATTGGAAATCTCAGGTAATACCATTATACGACACCCGCTTATTCTATATTATTATATGACACATTAATAACAATGTCAAGAGAAAAATGTCACCCATAGTATTAAAATTATTACTGTTCCTACTTTTACTATGAATAATTTTCCTAATTTGTTACCTGTATCTTTAACAGCTGGACGCCATGTCTCCCAACGCCCTAGCTTTGCCCATTCTTCTTTGGACACCCAAAGGCCGCCTACATGTTTTAACCATTGTTTGAAAGTTTTGTTGGAGTGTTTGTTGCGTTCTTTACGCCATTCCTGGAGGATTTCTATCAGAGTACTTGGTGACATTATTCATCTAAGTAATCTTCGTTTGCAAGATCATATGTCTTGCTTTTAGCTAGTGGACGTTTGCCACGTTTTTCAAGCCAATCTTGCCATTGGCGCAATGCTTTGAGTTTGCTTTCAATTACTCCACCTTTGTACAGTAAGTAATTAACATTATCTAAATTGCCAGACTTAGCTTGTGCAAGCACTTCTTCAAAATGTCGTATTACAGCACGTTCAAGTCCCTCAGGAGAATAACCACCTAGTCCACCATCAGGATATACTAGTATACCATCGTCAGTATTTGCCATAGTGGCTTCGTTTGCAACATCTTCATTTTTTGCTTTTGCTTGTTTTGTTGCAACAGCATGCATTACACTTTCTGCATCTTTGCCATAGCGTTTCTTAAAGTCATCAAGTTCTGGTTTTAGTTTTTTAAAGTTTACTTCTTTACTACGTTTTTCTGCACCAGTGAGTTTTCTTTCATCTACTTGTTTACCAAGCACTTGATCAATAATGTCAACTAACTTTTGTAATTGTTTTTCGTTATTAGCATAATTTGGATAAAGTACACCTACTAGATTAAGTTTTTGATCATTACGCATGTCGGGCCACTTAGTACGTATTTCAGTAGCACTGGTCATACCAGGTCCAAATTGCTCAACTGGCATGTAAGTCATGTATGCAAACTCATCCATAGCTTTACGGCCTGTGCGTGAATACGGTTGTAAGTAACTGGGCGATCCGTCTTTTTTGTTTCCACCTGGTACAGGCTGTTCAGTTTTGTCTTTTTCACTGCGTACATATATTAATTGCGTAGTTTTAGGATCGTAATGTTGTGTGATTTCTTGACTTCTAAAAGGTGATTTAACTTGTATGAATCTGTTAGCAGGAACACCAGCGGCAATAGCCAACATCTTTTTCAATTTAAAAGGAAACGGTCTTGTGCTTTTGTCATTTGTTGCAGCAACATACACATCTGCACTGGGAAATGCACTCTTGGCTGCATTATACAAGCTCATATGTCCTGCATGAAACGGATGAAACCCACCTGGTATAATAACTAACTTTTTCATAATACTATTTATTTTAATCTTACATGTTTTCTAGTAACCACAGATACACTGGTCCTGTAAAGTTCATTTCAACGTAGCCATTACATCCCATTATGCCGTGGAATTCTTCTTCTTGCCATTCTGTGTAGCCATTACCGTTGTGATGATACTTTGCTTGTTCACTGAATACAAATCCTAACTCTATTTCATCAAGTGACATATCTTTGATTTCAATAAGCGAGTCTAACATAATATTACCATCGTCATCCAGCACAGTATGGTCATCTGTTTTGCCACTCATTTCAATAACAAGTTTATATGGCTTATCTTCGTCAGGAAAGCTATAAAATACCTCAGTCCATTCAACTGGAGTTTCTTCAAAAGTTTTAATTACTTCATCGTTAAGTTTTATAGTAAGGGTTAGTCCCAATCCCGTTGCTCGAGTTTGGAAACGAATGTTACACGTTTGTGGGGTCATTTAATAAGATACCATTAATTTTTGAATACTGCCAGCACTAAAGTCTTTGACTTCAGCTCTAAGCCAACTCAGGTTTCCGTTTATGTTTTTGCTAAAATTTGAAGTTGTTGTGCTACTTGCAGTGTACGTGTCAACTATAAACCAATCAGCATCTGTGGTTGGATCTGTTGCTACACTGCCTTGACAATTAATAGTTCCAACAAATCCAGTTAAGAAATAAGCAACAGTTTGAAGTCCGCCACCTCGTACATAATATGCAGCAGCTTTTGCTCGATCACCTTCCCAATCAACACTACTGCCATCGTAATTACCGCTGGGCGTGCCAAACGATGTTGTAGGTAATAATTGTAAAGTTGTTGTTTTCATTGCTGTTCTACCGTCTCTACTTCGACTATGATGTCTTTGTCAACTAGTTCTTGTGCCACTTGCTCAAGTGTTCCAATCAACCCATCGGTATCGGCTACTACATTTCCAGAATTGGAATCGTCTTTAACCAATTTGCTTAACTTTATAATCAGTATTTGTTCTTGTATCTTTGCCATAGTCAACTATTTACCTTATGTTTTATCATTGTCTCTCTAATTAAATTTGGATATGCAAACTCTAACATGTTTAAAATGCTTGCGTTTGTATAATCAAAAAAGTAATGTCTTTCAATCCATAACTGTTGTGGGCTATCTAAAAATTCTGACATACTTTTGCTAAGTGTTATAGTTTTTGTATCTTGAGTTCTAAAATATGTTGTAATGCTTGATTTTGTTTTGCTGTTTATTCGTTGTTCTTTAAAGTAACTGCGTAAATTATGAAGACTATGCCTACATACAAAAGAATCTCTAGGCCTTGTAACTACGCTTTCTCTTATATTAGTAACTAATGCACAAGTGTCATCAAACAATTCGGCTAATTCAATAAGATTATTTCCATATACATATGCACCTGATTCGTAAACAATTTTAAAGTGTACTTTGCCTTTGTTTTGATACAAACGGTTACCAAACTTTAACAAACATTTGTTGTCTGCATGACCAATTTCAAACTTAGGATGCTTGGGTTCGTGATAGTAAGGTCCTTCTTTGCGACCTCGAGCGTATTCCGCAACACTGGTTAAAATAAAATTATTTATTTGTGTTTGATCACGCACTTGCATGATGTTTCGCAGGCACTGGATCCCTATTAAATCAAAACTCAGACAATACCGATATTGATTAAAATATAGCTTATTTGTATTGCACTTATTGATCTTTAGGTTTAAAACGGTCAATTACTATATATCCTGATTGGTCTACAGAACCAACTACTGGTTCTAAATCCACAGTAGATAATTCTTTTTCTTCAAATACTATGTCACCATCAACAAAGTCTATCTTTATAATAGTATCTTGAAGATTATTAAACAGTATTCTTTTACTTAACGGGACTCGCACCAGACTGTCAATTTTTCTACTAAGTGGTCTTGCACCCATCTTCTTGTCATAACCACTAGTTGCTATATAATCTATCGCAGTTTCTGATATATCAAGTTTAATTTTTTTGTCACTTAATGACTCACGTAATTCATTTAAAAATTTAACTACAATCTTTTTAATACTTAATTCACTTAGATGATCAAATTTACATATGCTATCAATCCTATTTCTAAATTCAGGCTTAAAAAATTGTTTCATAGCTTTATCGTCTTCACCGGTCTTTTCTTGATTCCCAAATCCAATGTTGTTTCGTTCGCTTGCGGCCGCACCTAAGTTACTTGTAAGTATAATTAAACAATTTTTACAACTTACGGCTTTTCCGTTGTTGCTGGTAATATTTCCTTCGTCTAACATTTGCAACAATATATTAGTAACATCTGGATGAGCTTTTTCAATTTCATCAAACAACAAAATACTAAAAGGATTTTTGTTAATATCGCTAATTAATTTACCACCTTGTAAACTACTGTCTTCAAATCCAACATATCCAGGAGGTGCACCTATTAGTGTACTTAATGTATGTTTTTCTTGATATTCACTCATATCATATTTCATTAAAGGCATGCTCAATTGTTCACTTAGTTGTTTTGCAACTTCAGTTTTGCCTGTGCCAGTTGGCCCTAAAAATAGATAACTTGCCATTGGGCGATTTGGATTTCCAATACCACTAAAACTTACATAAATTTTAGATAATATCTCGTCAATTGCCGTATCTTGGCCATATATCTTGCTTTTAATATTTGTTTCAAGATTAGTAAGTTTGTCGCTATTGCTTTTGTCTAATCTATCTATACTGATTTGAGTAACACTGCTAACTTGATCAACAATCATTTCTTTTGTTACTGTAGCTTCTTTCAAATCTTTTGCACGTAATTTAGCACATACTGCATCAATTAAATCAATGCTTTTATCTGGATTCTTCTTATCAGTTATATAGCGGTTGCTTAATTCTACTGCACTCATAATAGCATCAGTGTCAACTAATACATTATGATATTGTTCAAGTCTTGTGCTAACGCCAATTAATATTTGTTCAGTAACTTCAGGAGTAGGTTCCCCAACTGTTTGTTTGTGGAATCTACGCATCAATGCTCGGTCTTTTTCAAACGTTTCGTAAAATTCTTCAAATGTAGTACTAGCAATAACTTTAAGAGTACCTCTACTAAGTGCTGGTTTAATCATGTTTGCAAAATCAACACTGCCACCACCTGTAGCACCAGCCCCTCTCATAGTGTGTGCTTCGTCAATAAATAATATACTATTTTTATTTTTACTAAGAGCTTCTATAATATATTTTAATTTTTCTTCAAAGTCACCGCGGTATTTGCTGCCTGCTAACAAGTTACCAATATTAAGTTCGTACACATCATGTCCCTGTAAGTATTCAGGTACTTCATCGTTTACAATTTTAGTACTTAATCCATCAATAAGTGCAGTTTTACCAACGCCGGGGTCACCAATTAATAACACATTACTTTTAAATTTTCTAGCTAATACATCAATCATATCATCAATATCTTGGTCTCGTCCTATAATAGGCTCTAGTAGTCCTTCAGCAGCTTTTTCTGTAATGTTATCACAGTACTCATTTAATATCTCATGTGCAGCTTTTTCTGTAAGTTGCCCTGGCATTTCGTTACCATTGCCTTTGTTTTGTTTGTTTAACCATTGCATGAATGTTGCGTTATTTGCCCCATACTTCATTAAAAAATACTGTGCATGGCTGTTGCCTTCGCTCATTATACTAAGATACAAATCAATTGGTGTAATACTACTACGTCCTTGGAACATGACTTGTGTTAATGCTCGATTAACCACACGTTCAATTGTGTTTGTTTTCTTTGGTTTTATGATTTTTTCTTGTGATTGTACGGCTGTTAAACTGCTCATGTAAGCATCAATTTCCTGGCTGAGTGCTTGTGTATCAACACCAAATTGTGTAAGCAATTTCCTAAACGGTTGTGTATGCAACAAACTATATAACAAGTGTTCGGTTGTTACATATTCGTGCATTTTTTCTACAGCATATCTTACTGCATTTTCAATAATTAGTTCAATATCATTCGATTGGTCTGGCATAACAGTCCTTTAGTTATTCTACTATAATAATATTTAGTTGTTTGATAGGTCTTGGATTGCTTTTAACAAGTCGGGATGGATATTCAATGGAATAGTTCCTTCAACTTTTAAATGCAAATCTCCGGTGTTGCTCATAGCTTCGTTATGTACACCTTGTTTGGCTAACCGCAGTTGTCTGCCAGGTTGGAATCGTTCGGGTATTGTTACTGCTATTTGTCTACCGTATATAGTTATTATGTTAACACAGCTTCCTGTTATAAGTTGCCAAATTGGAAGTTTAATAGTGAGATATAAATCATCCCCAACCCGTTGCCATTTCTTATTTGGATTGATTCGAAATTCTACAATTAAGTCAAACCCCAAACCTTTAATGTTACCATATTTTATCTTTTGCCCATCAATTACTCCACGTGGCAAATCTACTTCTATATCAATATTACTGGTTTGTGGTGTTTGCAAACTAATCAAACGTTTGCCACCTTGTACTGCATCTTCAAGGTCTACTCGTAGTAATACTCGAGCTATTTGTTGATGACGTGGATTCATATGAGCGCCAAATCTAGCAAACATATCATCTAAGTCCCACTGTGGACTTGATCCAAATGTAGGAGTTATTGGCTCGCTTTTATTGGTTAATGATTCATATGCTTGTGTTACTTGGCGAAACTTATCGGCATCACCACCTCTGTCAGGATGATGTTCCATAACTTTACGTTTGTATGCTTTTTTAATTTCATCCAAAGACGCTCCGTGTTGTACACCAAGAACAGCATAATTGTTCATTACTCATTCGCTTCGTAGTATTTTTTATATTGTAATATTACTTGTTTTTGTTGTGCAATGTAATTTCGCATTTCAGCAAAATCTAAACTGAGCTGTTCATAACCATCATCGGTTAACCCAAATATAACAATGTCTTTTCGATCTTTGCCAAGTTGTTCCCATACAGCATCAACGTTATTAGGAGTTACAATTATCCATTCTGGTGTATCTATTATTAATGGAGGGATCTCGGGCAATGCAAGTGGAACCCGTTCAACAGGTTTTGCTGCTACTTCAATAATTTCTCGTTGCGTACTAAAATTACTACAAGCACTAAGGACTAGTGGCAGTACGCAAAGTATCAAGAAGACCCTGGCATTCTGAATTTTTACTTTCAACTTTTAATTCCTCCTCGTTTAAGGTTGCACCACTTGCTAGTTCTATGCATCTTGCAGCTTTTGCACTAGCATTATTAATTACTCTTTGTACACTTTGTGGACGAGCTATTGCTAAATTGCCAATATCACGTGGATTACCATTTGCACTACGCTGAAACCTTTCGTTAAGAGCAGCCAAGTCTTTTGCTTGCTGTTCAATTGTTGCTTGCATTTCTTCAGCTAGTTGAGTTTTTTGTACAATATCTTGTTTCATACTTTCTATTACTGCATCTTGTTGTTCTTTTGCTGTTTCAAGTGTAATAATGTTTCCATCTGCAACTGCTAGTTCGGCTTTTAAATTAGTGGTTTGATTAAATAAAAATCCAGCACCTGCTAACACACCTACCACAGCAAATAATTTTAACGAAGCTAGTATACCCATGATAGTTTCCTTTAAAGTTTTCCTTCTTCACGCAATTGTGCTCTAATTTGTGTAGCACTAATATTATGTATCTCTTCTCCAAGATCATGTTGTGTAAACGTGTACCCTACACCTCTTCCGTAGCTGATATCAACAATGTTGGGTACTATCATTATAACATACTCTTTATTATGTGTAAAGCCTTCTTTTTTTAATTCTTTAACTATATTTCCAAACACTGTTTCTACATCAAAAGGATTATCATCTTGTGTGGCAGTACGCCCGTCGCCTGCATCTGCACCTACAATCCCGCCAACATTGCGTACTTGTATACACACTTGTCCTGTCTCTAACAATGCTTTTTTAAATAGTGCTGTGTGTCCATCGTGCCACGGTTGCCATCTCCCTAGCATTTGTGTTGTTGGTTTCTTCCAATCAAAGTGACTCATCTTTTTTATCCCATAAACGTTCGTGTACATAATACAATACGAGCTTGGCCCAAAACTCAATACTAGCTATTCCTATACCAATTGTGATACTACCGCTAACAATCCATCCTACTGTGAAAGTAGTTAATGTTCCAGTAATTCTCCATGTGATTGTTTTAGCTATTGCTTTTTTATTGTTTGTCAAGTTTTTCTTGCCATTCAATATAACGATTAACAACCTGGACTAACGCCACATGCGTATCTTCAAACCAATCTGACACATGATAGTTGCAATGTATTGGTTGTTCAAATACCTTGTTTGTATCTTCAAACCTACCTTCTTTAATAGTATCCATCCACACAGTAAAGTCAGGGGCAAATTCTTTACGTGATGCTTCTGTAGGGCATACAAAATCTGTAACAGCAATCTTGCCTGCTAGTACTACACCGTCTGACAAATGTTTCATACGAACTGCTTGGCGTACTCTTCCGGATAAACTAAAGTCCCACTGTGACATGTCGGGTCCTTCGTATTTTGTTCTTACTGCATCGGCATTAATATGCACACCACCAATTAACTCCGCAAATGGTTTTGCCAGTGTAGTTTTACCACTACCTGGAAGCCCAAATATTAATATTTTCATTATTTTCCCTCACCATATTTTTATAATATGAAAATCTGTTGCTGTTAAAAATTTAATTTCATTCCTTTGATCTTTCATATCTACAAATATAAAATGTTTTGGAGATGTTTTTATTAATTTTTTAGCAGAAAAGTGTAGATCTTTTTTAGTGTTTGATCTATCACCATTGTCGTGTACTGTGTTAATATCTGGCACAGTTATAATAAGCTCGTATTCTTCTCGCCAAAAGTTATGCCACCATCTTGCTATTCTTCCCATTTTGACCTCCTCGGTAGGCTCAGGTCTAACAGTTTTAACATTTGCACTACTTGTTTTACGTGCTAAGTTGTCTAACCAGTAATCGCTATCGTTATATCCTGTAATATATTTTTTATTTGAATCATTTTCTAATATATTTTCATGTTCAAAATCGACAGGAAAGTCCAAAAGCGTCCCAATGTGCTGCAAGTATTTACTCCCGTATAGGTGTAAGCTCTCAAAACTTAAATACACATCAGGATGAACAGTATGTTCAGTTTCTTCAACAAATTTAGGTAGTGTGACTCTTTCTCTAAGACGCTGCTGTTGGTTCTCGAGTATGCTTTTATCTCTGCTTATCAATGCAACTTTAATGTTTACATGTTGTATTGCAGTGCCAATAAATTCCATTATTAACGGAGTTTTTTCTTTACCATCATCAAAATAAGGCACACTAATACTTGTGACCCAATAATTACTTTTGCTAAAATCAAACTCTTTCAATAATAGAGGATTGCGCCAACAGTCAGCAAATGGTTCATTATCGTGCCCAACCCAGTATTCTTCTTGAAGTTGTTGCCACCCAATAACATCACTGTGCGAGCTTAGTATTTTACTCCACATGTGATTACCACTGCCTTGCGGCCCAATAACAATTAGTAAAGTTGGTTTTGTCATATACTGTAAATTGAGGTTGGTGTTGTATTAGCCAACACTTCCTCTGTTAGTTTAGTTTTAACACCAGTCATCATCATGGTTGGTCGAATACTTCTGCTGCAATTTGCCGTAGCATGTGGAATATTTTGCCAATCAAACATGTGTATATCGCCTGAACTCCAGTGACTCATGTTGTAAGTACCATATGCATAAAACTGTCCTGGTTCCCAATCAGTTAAATTAACAACAATTCTTACTACTTGACTAGGATCTTCTGGATAACGATCATACAATTTATCAATATGTAAATTAAACATTTGACCCGGTTGTTGTAAATGCAATCTAACCCATGGATCTTCAAGCCCAAAAACCTTATACATACGTTCAAAAACTGGAGGCAAGTCTTCTTTCTCAATCACATCAGTTAGCACTAAATTTTTATCAATCCCGGTGTTTTCTAAGTCAGCTTCTTCTTGATCAATCATATTACTTTGTTCATATGTACCATCTTTATTAAGATAGTGCGGTGATATTTTACGTGAGCGCCAAGTGATAGGATTAGAGGCTTCCATTAAAGTCTCTAACTCTTGTGTCCATTCACCTGAGTATTTTCCTAATTGAGTAAACCATTCTCCTGGTTGATCGTGACGAGTATAATCAAAATGATAGTCACTGTTATCTACTGTCCATTGCCAGCTGCTTGTATAAGATTCTTGTGTCATAGTACTGCTCCTAAATCTAAAATAGCATCTTTGCGATTGGGGAAATAGTCTTGTTGTGTACCACGTCGATTTAAATCAAGCGTTATACAATGCAATCCACCGTCCCAAAAATATCGATGCCTCCATGGAACTAACACTGGTTCCATGTTATGTTTCTTTAAAAATTTGTTGACTTCTTTATTATTAATGTTATTTACACAAACATGGTGTTCATCAAGTACTAATACATTGACATCAAACACTGTTTCCTCAACATATCCTACCCAATCTTTTAACCAAGTTTCAACAAATTGAGTAAATTCACTGTTATCTTCTTGTCCTGGTACCCACCATTTACCATTTACACTGTTACGTATTTTCATAAATTCAGGGATAGCATTATATGCTGCATCAGGCAAATAACACACATCCCAATTTGGGAAAGTATGTTCGTATTTTTGTATTTCAAATAAACTTAATATAACACCTGGTTTGAGTGTATGAAAACATGCATCGTTGTGTCCACCAATTGTAAGTCTATTGATTCTAAAATCTTCAAATATGTCTGTGTGTTGTTTAATATCAAAGTCGCTCACATAACTATCAATGTAAATGTCCTTGCCAACACTGGTTATACTTGGCGCACCAATACGATTGTGATTGTAGTTATCCACCAATTGATTTACATGTTGATGTAGTTGATTGATCTCTTTGGTTATAAAACTACTAGCAATAAATTTGTGTGATAAACAACTGTCTACGCCAGGCCAGTCGCTGCCTGACATTATATCATACTTTACTCTAAATGTATTTTCAAATACAGTTTGTCTATCTATGCCACCAAGTTTGCTATTGCCTCCAAAATTAATCCATTTGTGTTGTGGATTGTATGCATCCAGTGCTGTTTTTATAGCAGAGTGATCGTTTTCGTTCACATAAACTAAATCATTTCCCACAACTAACTGTTGATCTCTAGGTTGTAAAGGAGAACGTGGTATACGATTAGGTATTTGTCCATCTAAATTAACATAATTCATTATTGAATCATTGCGATCTAATTTTGGACGTATTACATCTACCCCAAAGTCCACAAGAATGTCGTGGAATGCTGCTAAATCTTCTTCAGTTTCATCAGCAATTTGACACAATGCATCACGTACTTTTACACTAACAATGTCTCTAAAAAATTCGCTAGTGTAACAAGTACCAAGCATTACATTTTGTAATGGATCCCATTTGTTCCATATATTGTACGTCATGTATATTCAAGACCTTTGTCTTTTCTTACTAAGCTATTTACAAAGATAGCAACACTAATAGTAATACACACAATAAAGATTGGATGATCAGTTGGACTAAACAATTCTAGCCATCTAATGTCAGCCCAGGCTGCTAATCCTTCTTTCCATTGTTTGTATCCATATAACTGCAATGTTCCCCAAAAGTATTCATCAATTTTAAATGCCACAACATATGCAACTAGAATAGCAGGGCGACTTACATTGTAATATTTTAAGAAACAACCAATTGCACTTAGTATAGCAAGTAATGCTAAATCTTCCCATCCACCTGTATATTGCATGTTTGCATAAACAATTACAGTTAAAATAAATGTTGCGTAAATCCAATATGGCACTTCTAATATTTTAATAATATATTTGTATAAAAATATACTTAATAATGCAACACCAATAGTACCAAAGATGTAACCTAATAATAAACTGTTTGTAAACTGTGTATCATCTAATAGGCTAGGTTGCCCAATTTCCATACCAAAATACATACAGATTGCCATGACCATAGCTGCAAATGGTGCTGCTGGAATACCAAACAAACAAGCAGGTATCATACTAGATACTTTTTGTGCATTGTTGGCTCCTTCACATCCTAGCAATCCTACTGGATTACCTTCTCCGAATGGTACTTCTTGATCTTTTTCTTTGTGTGCAGCTTTGGTTGCTCCATATGCAAGGAAATCACCAACTGCCCCTCCTACACCCGGAAGTAGTCCTGTGACGAATCCTATAGCGCCACCACGCACCATATCTCGCCAATTCTTTCTAGCATCGTTAAATCCTTGACGCATTTGTGTCCAGTACTGATCTGATATTGGTGGAGCTGCACTTTTAGCACCACGTCTAAAGCCATCTAATAATTCTGGTATGCCAAACAATCCTGATAGTAGCACAATCATACCAATGCCACTTTCTAGATATTCCCAACCAAATGCATAACGTGGATTGCCCACAACATCTTGCCCAATCATACCTAAAAACAGTCCAAATATAATTGCACAAATACTTGTAAACACATTCTTACTTGCAACAAAGCCTACACAGGCCAATGCCATCATCATGAAGCCCAAAAACTCTGGGCGTCCAAATAATACAATAATTTTTCCGTAAAATGGTAATAGTGCAAATGCAAACACAGCATACACAACACCGTTGAACGTACTGTCTGCAATTGCTATTCCCATTGCTCTAGCGGCTTGGCCTTTCTTTGCCATTGGGTAGCCGTCTATAACGCAAGCTGCTGTTGTACTTGCGCCGGGTATGCCAGTTAGGATACTTGTGTAACTATCAGCACTAGCACAACTAGCAACAATAGCAGTTAAGAAGACCAACCCCAAATAGGGGTCGGCCATAAAGTAAGTACCCATGCTGAACACTGTAATTAGGGCTGTAGTAACTCCTGCAATTGGGATAATGCCAACTAGCATTCCGTAAAGAGTACCAAGTGTTGCCCAGATCAAGTATTCAATCATAAAGTTTAACCTTTCTTAGTCTAGTAGCTGTGGTTTGTAAATTGATGGGAAGCCATATGCTTCTTGGTTCCACGTAACAGCATCTTTAAGAGCTTTCTCTGTAATCAATGATTTAAGAGTTGCCAACAATGCTGGACCGTCTTGGATCCAAGGATAAACACCTGTCTTAGCATAAATTTCTGCACTTGCAACTGGATCGTTGATCATTGCAGTTACAGCATCTTTAATTTTTGTAGTGTTTGGATTGCCTTTGTTAACCCATAATGATTTTTGAATTGCATCTCGCCAGTTACGTGTTAACCGATATGCTTGATACAAGTCACCAGCTGGACGTTCGCCCCACAATGCCTCATATACATCTTCGAACTGTGTGTTTGGAAAGTTTGGATCATCCATTTGTACTTTGTTTTCCAAGTCTAGGATGCCGTGTGTGAACCAAAGTTCGTTACCTTCGATACCTGTATAGAAACGTTTCCATGCCGCTGGTGATTCACGTGCAATATCAAATTCACCATTTTGAAAACCTAGACGCTTTTCACCGCCTGATACCCCGTTGACCCAAGTTACTCGCTCACGCCAGCATTCCAAGTATGCATCAATTGAACCGTTTGGCTGTGGTCCACATATCAACATGGCCGCTGCTGCTGCATCTGGTTCAAAACCTGATCCGCCTGCAATGGTCCAAGTTTCTGTTTTTTCGTTCTTGCCTTCTTGTTTACCAAGCACAATATCATTGTTCATTGAACCAATAAGATCATAATCGTAATAGTTATAATCAACATCGTCTAGCAAGTATGACACACCGTTACCACCGTGTGCAACCATAATTGTTTTGTCATCAAAACGTAGGCTGTTGTGAAACTTGTTAAAGCCCGGAATGTCACGTGCGCCTGGAATATGGCGTACCACTACCGGTTCACCAATAAACTGTTCCAAGTTCTTGGCAATAATTTCTCCCCATACACTAGTACCTTTACCTGGTGCTTGTGGAACAATAAGAGTGTAATCAGCAAGTGCTGCTGTTGATGACAACATTAATGCTGTTACAAAAGTAACAATTTTTTTCATTTTTTAGTCTTTCCTTTATTCTAGTTTTTATAAAGATATACGTTAATGTTATCATTAACGTAGTTTTGAACTTGCGGTGGTGCAAGTAAACCAAGGTCATTGCATAACTCTTGATTTGTAGTATATTGCATACAGTTATTGTTTGCAATAAATTTGGATAAATCTTCGTTTTGTTTTTTGATAATTGTTGCCATAGTACGAAGATTTTTGTAATATTCATGATACAAAGGATAAGTGATGTCAAAGTGTCCACACTTAACCCACCATCCTAAACATGCATCATCGGGTCTATGAATTAAAACAATAGGAACATCTAACCAAGTTTTTGACAAGTGTTCTAAATGGTTACAAAACACATGGCTTTTTACAATTGCAGTTCCTTCAAAACTTGCAAAAGGGGCAATAAATTCATCTTCTGCTTCTGTTTTGCTAAGATGATCAATATTGTCAAACCCACGTCCAAACTCCATACCAGGATCCCAGTAAGCGCCACTATGCATTAAATTACTAGTGCCACTTGCATCGTGCCAGTATTGTCGTTCGTTAGTGTGATCAGAAGTATTAATAGAGGGACTAGCATATATATTTTTACATACACTACTCCATTTTGAGCCAGGCGCGCCAGCTGCGAAAATAAATTGCATGATTGCTTCCGTGATAATTACTTGTATAAAGTACTTATAGAAATTTGTTAACAAAGGAATATTTTAGTATGAATCAAAAGATTTTAACTCTTGTGCTAGAAAATTTACAAGATAGTTTTAAATTAAAACGCTATTCATCATTATATGATGATATTACAGAAAAAACTCGAATAGAGGAACTTCCGTGGACACCTGCTAGGTTTTCTAAGTACAAAAAGAATATACATAAAACTTTAGGGTTTTATATGATAGAAACTGGAACTGTTGAAGATATTGTCAATGATTTAGATACACAGTATAGCAATCACTTTTTTAGTAAAGTTTGGGTACCTCGTAACGCAGAGTACGATTACACTGGATTTAAATTAGCTGATGTTATAAATGAAGCTAATCCAAAAAGTGTACTAGACGTTGGGTGTGGATATCATCCATATAAAGAACTTATACCCAATTTGGTTGGTATTGATCCTTACAACGATATGGCCGACTATATGGTAGACATACTGGAATATGCTGTTGAGCCAGAATCACATGACAACATCATTGCACTAGGTAGTATCAATTTCAACAGCAAAGATGATATTGAACAACGTTTTTCGCATTGTGTTAACCTACTACAGCCCGGGGGAAAATTTTATTTGCGGGCCAATCCAGGTATTCCGCATAAAACTGGCCCATGGGTAGATATATTTCCATGGAACTTTGCTGTAGCAAAAGAATTTGAAAAAAAGTACAATTTGTTTTTAGAAACATTTAAAAAAGATGCACTCGAGCGTTTATTCTTTGTCTATACCAAACTTTAAAGTATAATTAAAAGTTAAAAAATCTTCCAAGTATAGATTTTTTAAAAGTTCTAGATCATAGTCAGGTAAAGGCTGTGGTTCTGTAGAATTTGCAATAAATGTTGGTGGTCCTATAAGTTTCAAAGGCCACTTGTCATTTAATTCTTCTAACTTAACAATGTAGTCTATTTTATCTAACACCTTAAATGGAATAAAATCCATTTGTTTCCAGAAATGTTTGTTTCCACTTAGTTGTGAATATTTTTTAACAACAGGATCTTTTCTAAGTTCAAACTTACGTTCAATATATTCTAAAAAATCTTGAGGTTCCCAGCTTTTATCAAATCTTGCTTTACGTGCAGCCTTAAGCCCCTCGGGCTCGTCACGAAATTTAAACTGCCTGTATGCACTTTCAAATCTATCTTGAGGGTGTCGCACTATAGCAAAGTTAAGATGTTGATTGCGAAGTGCTTCATCTCTGTCAATACGTCTGTCTTGAATAAGACGTTTGCCTTCTTGGCCGTAACGATGTTCATAGTCAACATCTACACCAGTTGCTTCATGTATTAAATGATTAATAATAGTACTACTGGCATTTTTGTTAATTGCCCAAAAGTTTACATTAAATTCAGGCCATCTTGTTATATTAAATCTCACTGTATCCTTAGTTTCTTTTGATTTTTTTGCTTGTAGCCTTGGTGGCTTGGTTCTCAATCCTGCTGCAATATCATCTTTAATAGGCATTAGTGTTCCCACATCTTTTTATCTTTGAACTCGCCAATGATGTTGATGCTATATCTACGTTCAACGGCGTTTTTCCTTGGTGTTACACTATGTATGCTGTTAAACACATTCAAAAACATAGTAAACATATTTTGTTTATATGGTACCACATTATATGGACGATGAAACCCGTCAAGTACATTACGACCACCTTGTGGATTAAACCATTGATCGTTGTTTGTGTCTACTTCATGTACTACAAAATCTCCGCCTGTGCTTTTATCATCATGATGTTTCATATACAGTAAACCGGCGTATATTTCTTTACTATTATCCATATGCGGAACTTTTGTGGTGCTGGTTTCGCCAAGTGCTTCGTGTAACACAAACTGACAATCTGTTACTAAAGGTCCTTTACGTAACTTGCGTACTCCTACTGGGTCACTTAATAAATTTTCATAAAATTCTGCACTGTAATATTCAATAATTGGTTTTTCAAAAAGCCTTGCACATGCTCGAAAATATTCAGCACTAGTATGGTATTCAAAAAAATCTTTCCATATATTGGGAATAACTTGTTCTTGTGCGGCTTTTGAGCTTTTATATCTATAACAAATAGGTTTGCCGGTAACATAATCTATATCTTCGGCAGGCTGCTCTAGTAACAATTTGTCAGGAAAACTGTTGTGTAGTTCATTGTATAATTTATTAGGCAATGCATCTTCGACTATCACATATGGATACGGATAGTATTCCACAGTAGAAATATTTTGTATTACACTAAGATTCATTTGTTTCTACTTTCATTGAACACAGGTCGCATTAGAACTTCGGCTTGCTGGTGTGCTTTTTCTAACGGGTGCAGTGTAGTACTTATAGGATGATTATTGGATTTTGCAAAATTTAAAAACGTATCACCTGCAAAAGTCATTATGTGAGGAACAATACGCTGTTGTAAATATTTGGTACTATCGGGTGCATTCCATTGGTTGTCAAATATTAAATTATCCATACAAGTCATAATGTAACTTGAGCCTGCTGTATTCAATGCATCAATTGCAGTGTTTATGTAAGTTAAACTTGCAAACTTATCCCTTACTTCGCTGTGTAATTCTTTATAATAAGTTTTAGCTACTGTGCTTGTGTTAGTTGGGGTAAGTGTATACCAATGATCGTTTTGATCAAATTTAGTATCAGTATAATCAAATCTATCAATCCAGGTCCATCCAATAATATAAAAGTCTTGCGGATTTTTATGCACATCACGTAAAAGTTTTTCAAGTATATGTAAGTTGCCACTACCACCTCTAGCATTACACACATATTCTAATTGTGCATGTTGTGCTAATAGTGCTGGCCAAGTGTATTGACTAGGCAAGTGAGGATTATCAACGTTGTCTTGCAAGTCAGTTCCGTATATGAAACTACACCCGTAACTACGTAATGAATGCATTTTTTAAATTATACCAGCGTTTGCTTGTAAGTTGCGTAATATTCGATCTGTTTTGTAAATTTTTTTAGGAGCAATGCCTGCTGCATTACGCCATTCATTAAGTTCAATATCAATGATTTCTCTATATTCATGTGGACTATTAGGTACCTTATCGTCGTATACTTCCTTATCCCATTTGTATGATTTTTTATCGTATGTGAATGCCCAATCATCAACATTGATATCAGTTAGTGTATTCAAGTCATCTAACATGTCATTAATACGTTCACTAACCCAAGTTCGGCGTTTTAGTTCAACAAACACAAGATATTTGCCTGTGCTTATTTCTCCTGGGCTGACTTCTGAGTCTAGCACAAAATCATAGCCTTTTTCAAACCAATTTGATAAATCATCTGCGGCTTTTTTGTCCTTAACAGTAAAAGATAAAACAGTAATGTCATCATCTTCTCCCATTTTAGATACAAATTCATCTACCGTGACAACTGGATCTACCATGCCAACCATGTCTTTATAATTTAATGTTTCGTATAGTGGCTTATTAGCCAGTTTGTGCTTCAATGTTGTCATCTGCTACATACTCTTCTTGATCTAGGTCATTTTGATAGCTGCTGTCAATATCTTCAAGGTCAATAACATCACCTTCTAGTTCAATACTACCAGTGCGGATATCACTTATTAATGATTTAGGCATTACTATTTCTACAAGCCAAACTGGTTTTTTTACTAGTTTTGCTACTTTAGTACCATTTGCATAATCACTTGGATTTTCAATTTTAATTGGTATAGTAATTTTTGTTTTCTTCCATTTAACATTGATATCAAATGGTAACAATCTTTTGCCCCCTCTAGGGTCAGGCATCAAATCTTTGGGCCACATAAAGGTACAGCTAACCGAGTATCTTTCAATATCAGGACCTGCTACTAGCTCTCCCTTTTCCCAGTTTTTAAATGCGTAAATATCTAACTCATCAAGTACTCGTTCAAAGTCCATAAGTGTGAGCATACTACCTTCACTCATATAGATATCCTTGATGTTCTGTGCAACCATCCAGTAATCTGTGTCGTTCTTGAATATATTTTCGTCCATAGTATTATTTATCTTTATGCTAGGGTATGCAGATATACTGAATACGTACTATACTTATCGGCGTTTACGATTATTCTATAGTATGTTTTAAAATGTTTTGTTAGGTAGTAAATAAACATGTAGACGGTTGAAAGTTAACTCAAAGGAGAGATATTTTTGGCACGAAAAACAAATCGTAAGTTCCAATTAATACAAGATGGAAATACTACGGACATTTCCTACAAATACGTCAAACCTTCAAGAACTAAATCTATTAATCTAGTTCCAAGAAGTGTATCCCAAGAATCACTTGTACTAAGTTTATGTAATCCAAATACAGACATTACAATCGCAGTAGGTCCAGCTGGATCCGGTAAAAGTTATCTTGGAATGTTAGCGGCACTAAAATCATTTCAACAAAACGAGTGCAGTAAAATTATTATCACTAGGCCAGCAGTTGGTGTTGAGGAAGAAAAACACGGATTCTTACCCGGCGACCTAAATGCAAAAATGGAACCTTGGACAAGACCACTTACTGACATCATGAAAGAGTTTTATACTCCAGCACAAGTAAACAAGTTTATTGAGGATGAAATCATTGAGATATCACCACTTGCTTTTATGCGAGGTAGAACTTTTAAAAATTCATGGATTGTTGCTGATGAAATGCAAAACGCTACACCCAATCAAGTTAAGATGCTTTTAACACGTATTGGTGAGGGTAGTAAAATTATAATAACAGGAGACATTGAACAAACCGATAAGACAATTTCAAATAATGGATTATTAGACTTATGCAGTAGATTAGATGCAGAGCCAACACCAGGACTTGATGTATGTAGACTCGGATTAAAAGATATACAAAGACACCCAATTATTAGTAGTGTATTAAATCTTTATAGAATTTAAGTAACTTTGGTTACGTTTTTTATAATCATTTAGTAAACGATTAAAAATAGAGACATCAATTAAGCCGTCTACAAATTTTGATACATTCTCTAACACTTGATTGGTATTTGTTAAAATTAGATCTTCCCATTCAATTTCTAAATGGTCTAGGGCATTGTATACTTTTCTGTATGGTTTTAACCCAAAATTTGGTATAAAACTTGCTCCGCTGTTTTTTATATCGTCTTGTGTTATTTTTTGACGACCTAGGTGTTGAAAAGTTTGACTTGATAACTTACGATTAACTATTTCAATCATTGGGCAAGTATTAAAATTTTCACGCACAAATTGTATGTTTTGAGGATCTGGATGTAACATTACAAAATGTTTTTCGCCTGCTTGACTTTGATTTTCGTTAAACATTCTGTACCTATCAAGTACTTCATTTACTTTAATAACACTATCACCACCATACATGCTTCGACCAATAGCATCAGTATATTTAAATCTTGCTCCTTCCCAGTGATTTTCTCCAACTGCAAAGTTATCTAAACTCTGTGACAAAGCCCAAGTGATAAATTCTCCACTTAGGCCACTGCCATACATTAATAATACTGTGTTGTTAACCAGGGGTTTGGGTAATAACGTCAACTATGTCGCTCCAGCTATCGCACCGAATAATATCTGTTTTGTTTTCATTACAGCTAAGATTATGATCGTGTGTAATTAAAATACTTTTTAAACCAGCTCGTACACCACACAACGCATTTTCAGTTTTATCTTCTAACCAATACATGCCAGTGTTTTTGTATTCAGCTAGTGCATCATCTTTATCGGCACCAGTATCCAAACACACAACATCAAGAAAAACATCTTTACCAAATATATTTTTTAAGTTGCTAATCCGTAGCATTTTTGCTTTGGCATCTAAACTTAAACTGGTAATAACTATAAACTGGTAACCAGCCTCAACTAGTTTAGCAACTCCGCTCCGTGCGTCCCGTAGTGCAGGCAAAAAGCCCATCCATGCACTTTCATTGAAAATCTTAACTAATCGTTTGGATTCTTCTTTAGGTACATTGTATGCAACACTCATGTTGTATGCGGCTGGATCAACTAACGTATACCCTTGTTGTTGCATCCAATCTTTAAACTGTGTTTCCCAATCAAGTAAGACACCGTCGCAGTCTGTTAATATTACTTTATTCATTTTCTAACTCTTTTTCTTACTTACAAATTAATATAACACAGTTTTTAAGTTGTGTCAACCTCTTTTTTGATAATATCTACTTGATAACCGTATGCCCAATGGCCATTGTCTAAATCAAATACGCAACGATCTTTGTATAGTGCGTATACCTGCTTTACTTCAATGCCATATTTTTCATATTTGTTTTCACACAATTCAATACCTATAATCTTGGCAACACCGTGCCGACTAACAACTTCATCACCAATTTGCATAAGATTATGTGCGTTACAAAATTTCTTAGCCCAACCCAATGGATTATAATTAGTTGGCATTATTGATCTCCTGGCACAACATCAGCTTTAAGGTTATCAAACAGCTCTTCAGGAATGACATGAAATCCTCGTCGAGCAGCACAATATTCTCTGTATGTTTCAAAATCAAAAATAGTTGTGCTTTTACGTTTTGTAGACGCAATGAGATTGTCAAGTTGCTCAATCGGATTCATTATACAGTCTCCTCATCAAGTTTTTCAAAACCAAACATTGCAACTTCGTAAGTTACACCATCAATTATCATTCGATCTCCCATTGAAGTTGATCGTAGTCCCATTCCATTATGCAATGGAGCGACTCGAGTAACATTTGGATTAAAATCACCGTTCTCAGAACCGTCTTCGAATACTTGCTCATCGCGGCTCCAACTACCCATTACATTGTTAGTCCAACGATAAGCATACTCAAGTGCTGCATCTATATCACTTTGAGGTGCTTTAACTGTTGCAACTGTAATTGGGTTATTACGCTCACTAAACGCACTGTGGATAACTTGTACTAGCATGTGTTGCTCCTAATTTCTAACTTTATATATATAGTATAGACTATAAAGCTCAAATGGTCAACCTTTTCCTGGCCAGCTAAGTCATTGATTAATAAGGAATTAGAAAAAAAGTTTAACTTTTTTTGTTTTTTACATGCTTTGTACGGGTAATAAATGCCCCTTCTGGGCTGTTTATTGCACTAATAAGCTCGTCCCATTGTGACGGTGCAATAGCAATAGATATCATTCGATCTATATCAGGATCATATTGCCTAAAGTAAACAATATCATCAAATGCATTTACAATTAAATCTTCGTGTCTGGCATAATCATCTAATATTGTAATGCTAACTTCATCATAATCATATTCAATAGTGTACATTACAAATTACTTAATTCAATAAGGGTTGCACTTAAATTAATTTCTGGGTCAGCAACAAAACTATGATTTACTAGTCCTTGTCTAATAACAACAATAGCTTGATCCTGTACTGTTTCGTCAGCACTCCATATATCTAAATGATCATACATCCAACGAAATACATCTTCCATTTCTTCAGGACGGGCACTGCTACAGATCAACGTTCTTGCTTCACGTATTTTACCTGCTTTGAACAATTCAACCGCACCAAGTTTCCATTCTTTGGTTGCACCACCTTCGTCACCTTTTTGTGCTGTTAATGACCCAGCTGTGCTGTTCATTTGACACATGTTGATGCATTTGCGTAAATCGGGATATGTTGCCTTTACATAATTATCCAATGTGTCAAGGTCAAGTTCTACACCTTCTTCAATTAGTATTGTTGCAATCCTGGCAGTAAATTCAGTTTGATCTACTCTTTCAATATGAAAGCCTTGACATCTCGAATGTAATGCTGGAATAACTCTATTGGGATAGTTACAAGTTAATATAAATCTAGCACTTGCATGATATGTTTCCATAACACCACGCAATGCAGCTTGCCCATTTGGTGATATATAGTCAGCCTCATCAAGTAGTACAATCTTAAAGTCACCAAATGGCATTGTTTGCACAAAGCCTGTGATCTTATCACGGATAGTGTCAATGCTGTTTTCTCTACTAGCATTAATTTCTAATACATCGTATTCGTCAATATCAAGCGTATTAATTAATATTTTTGCTAGTGTAGTTTTGCCAACCCCAGGAGCACCACTAAACAATAAATGTGGAATAGTACCGCTGTCTATCCAAGTTTGTACTTGTGCTTTTTGTTCGTTGTCACGAAACACATACCCGTCAACAGTCGTCGGACGATACTTTTCTGTCCATAACTCTTTCATTTTTGCTCCTATCTAATCTCACATATGTAAGTTAAAGTATAGCAGATATAAATTAATTTGTCAACTATTATTTTTGAGTAATGCTTATTGCTGTGCTGAGTGTATCATCATCTGGACGTGTAGCAGACTTAGCAAGTATATCATTTGGATCTACACGCCGAATGGTTACAACTTCTTTGTTTATCTCAATATCAACTCCACGTGTCCAACGTCCATGACTTACCAAGATATAATTACCAATATCAATATTGTTACTAGACTCAGGTCCTTTAGCAAACACACAGCCCCATCTAGGGCGAATACCGTGTGATTTACCGTCATCATTTAGTAGTACAATTCCACTACTAAGAGCTCGTTCACCAAACTCCATATCTACAACTAATATTGTATCACCAATTGCAGTGAGAGCATCAATTGCTACTACACTGTGAGCTTTTGTTCCGGCCATTTAGATTCGTTTAACTCCAGTTGATGCACTTGGATCTGCTACTTTTTCTTGCTTAACCGATTGTGACTTTGCAATAGCTGCTGCAAGTCCTGTGGGTTTACTTTCTTTGACTTTATTTTCTTCTTTTTTCTCAGCAAGAGGCGGACGTTCATCGGGGCTTACTTGCTCTATTTCTTCTTCAATACTAACAGGTACTACAGTATCTGGTACTGCCGCTTCCATTGCTGTTTGCTGTGCTGAACTACTGTAAATAGTATCATCACTTACATTTGTAACTTGTACATTGTATTGATTGCGAACTTGTTGATTGCGAGTTTGAATACTTTCGTTGTATGAATTTACTAGATCACCACGGGCATTTACACCCATGTTACCTACTGCTCGAACTTTTTCGTTTTTAAGCATTATTTCGCCTAAATCAATTCTACGCCCATGTGCTGTTCTATAAACTTTTGACATTATGTTCTCCTATTAACGTGCGTTACAATGTATTTAACGTAGAAATTCCTGTACGTCTAAATCGTAGTACATACTATTAATACGATGCACTCCTATTAGATATAATACAAAACTTGCAACACTACTTCCACGCCCTATACCCCAAACAATATTATTTTCACGCATATGGTCTACCAAATAAACCATAAATTTTAATATATCAAACATATCACGCTCTTGGAACAACAAAAGTTCTTCACCGACTCGTTGCAATTCAGCATCATTACTGCACAACCCAAGTATGTGTTGCGGCAGGTCTAAATTTTGATATTTTTCTGGCATAAACCACTGACTTTGATTTTGTCGATCAAACTCCTGTACTGATATATTGTCTGTTTGTGGTGATTTCCAAGTTGTTATACTAGACGTATCTGGAAATAATACTTGTAATTTTTTTAAATCTATTGTTTGATCAATTCGTATATTAACAAGATCATCAATGCTGACTCCACTGAGTAGTGTGTCATTTATATCAATATCGTTGAATACTATTTCGCCAAACTTATTTTGATTCATCATGATATATCAATATAGCTGCCAAGATCACGTCCATCTTCGCCTGCTTCTTCCCTAGCAAGTTGTTCATACATCTCAGATAATTTACGTTTGTATGTTTCAAGGGCCATTTGAATTTGGTGTGCCAGGTGAGCATTGCCCAAACGATAAGCACTGTTTAACTTTTTTTGCAATTCGTTGGTTTTTTCTTGCACTTCTGCAATTGTCAGATTAGAATCTATGAATACTAAAGGATGTTCCATAGTAATATATTACAGCAAAAAGCTGTCCTTGTCAAGCAAAAACTGCGCCGTTGTTTCCTGTAGCAAACCATTTGCTATTGATATACATCAGTGTGCATGCTTCACCAATATTAGCAAATGTTATTGTACCTGTGCCCGTAGCTTTCCATCCAGCATTGGTTACAGTAATAACCATATCTCCAGTATCACCGTACATGGCAAATGTTTTTATTTGGCCTTCACTGCCTGCAGCTAATGTGGCTGTTTCTGCTGCAGCTGTTGTAAAGTAACTGGTTGTTACTGTAAGGCTTGCTGCTCCTGTGTCTGCTAAATCTTCAGCACTAGGGAGATATATTGGGTCTGCATTGCGATTTAAATCAAATATACTAACAGTTGTACCAGCATCATTTGTTTCAAATTCATATTCATATGTGCCAGTTTTATTAAAGGTAATAACATTAGAAGAATAACCTTGCAGATTATCAACTCCTACTGTAACTGCGGCTGGCAATGTTAATGTGTAAGTTGTGTTGGTGACTGTTATTTGTAGTCGTATTCGAGCTGTTGATCCAGTAGCTGGAAAGTTACTAAATGATATCGTTACACTTCCGCCAGTTGTTATAGTATAATAAGAACTTTGTGCAAAGTTTAATGTACCGGTTGTAGTAGTCCCTAACGCTACACGAGGCTCACTCATTGCAAATAAACTGCCATTACTAATAGAGTTAAGATTCATGTTATTGTTTAGCGTTGTTCCCGTCAGTGCTGCTTTAAGCACTGCCTTGCTTTGCAAATCATCAATTTCATCACTCGCATATGTAAAGTTAGTTTTTATATTCGTAAAGTTATCACGGAAACCTTGCGAATCATTGTCTTGCCCTGCTACAGGGTAAGCGCCGTTGATGTTATTTGGGTTAATATTACTGGTCATTTTTTTATCCTAATATGTTCGTTTTCGGGAATACAAGATATTTATCATGTATATCTGTACCGGTCCACGTATCTGCAGGGCTAGAGAACACGGTGCTATTGCCATCAAAAATGGTAGCTGTAGTTGGTTCTTCTGGTATTAAAGACCAATTAATCCTTGTCAAGCCCTCACTTGGTACTGGTGGAATGTACAATTGTGTATTATTAAATCGTGTACCACTTGTTACTAGTACATAATCATACGTGGTAATGTTTTTTACTTGTGTTAATGTTACAATATTATCATCTGCAACTGATACTCTATAGGTATCTAATCGTTGTGTGTCAGTAAGAATTGTACTTTGATCAAAAGATCCATTGTCATAGCCAGTTGGGCTACCACCATCGTATAGTACTTCAAATTTAGTAAATCCTTGGTCTGGCGTTAGGTCACTAAAACCTTCTTGTCTTTGGAATATTATAATACTTCCATTAATTTCTGCTTTGGTGGTTGCCCCATCTAATCCACCACGGGCTGCAATATAATCAAGTGTTTTATACTGCACATCAACATAAGGCAATACTGTTGCATATGTTACTTCACCACGATCCAGTAACTGGCTTGGTCTATCAAGTTCATCAAAAGTTGTAACTAATGGTGGAGATGGGATCCATTCTTGTTTACTAGTGTTCCAATTAAAACTTTGTCCTAAATCTAAGTTATATCGATCTACTTCAAAGTCTATTTGATTTAAATTTAGTGTGGTGTCTTGATTTAAAAAGTATTTTATTTCGTCAGCTTTACCAGGTTCAACATATGCAAGTATCCAAGCCGGGGTAAATCCTAATACACTTCCATCTTCCTGTGTACTTGTCATCCAATCAGGTAATTGTTTACTAACTTGCCCAACTTGAGTAATAACTTGTTCTCTCATGTTAAACAAACTGTTTGGGTATACAGTTGATACTATTTGAGAAGTACGTGGTTCTGGAAAGTCTCCACCAGTTAATTCTGCAACTAAATTATCATAATGATCGTTTGGATTGTATAGATTGTCAGCACTTGTCAATATCAGTGGTGGAATTGGTTTAGGAATTGGTTTAGGAAACACACAATCTACACCGTTATTTTTATTGTTGTAAGGATCAAACGGATGTTGTAGTGCATATGCATACGCACAACAAATTTGATGATTTTCGCCAACATCAGGTTTCCCCTCATCATTTAAATATTCAGCTTCGTATTGTACATGAACACCAACATTTGCGTATCCAAATTTAGGCCCAGGTACAGTTGGAATGCCGTCGTACTTGTTGGTAAGTCTTTGAAAACTATCACCTAACTTATTACCTGACTTGTCTTCAAGTGCGTTAAACCATAGTCCAAAATTAGGATTACCCGGTAGTGGTCCAGCACTTGGGTATGATTCAATAACATCAAATTTATCTAAGTACTGTGCAAACATAGTAGTCCACACTGTCATAACACCACCTAAACTGTGTCCACCTAATCGTAATTTCTTTTTAGTAGTATTGTTTAACGCCTGGGTAATAGATATTCCTTGTGCAACGTCTCTAATATTTGGAAAAATTCGATCAGTAAAAGGATCCATTCCCAATCCAAGGCTTGCTCTATTAAATCCACTATGAACAAGACCTTTACCAAATCCTCCAATTGGATTAGCACTTGGTAATGCCAATGCGTCTAGTCTACTATCATTTAGGTTTAATGTTCCGCGGCACACCAAGTATGCATATTCGCCCTCTTCAACTAAAAATGCAAACGGAGCACAATTTACTACACCATCTAAGTTATAACAACTCCAGATAATATTTCCATTTTCACCACCTAGTGCAGCTATTTGATCCTTAAATCTTGCATATCTTTCTGGTTCACCTTTATATATATCACAACTGTTTTCGGGTTTCCAGTTAAAAGGCTCACCAGCTTTACTACCACCTGGGGCAGCAGGATCACCTGGTTGTAAATCATCTGCCCATTGCCTTGCCATTTGGCTGCCAATGTTTGTAAGCATATTTAAATCTTTAGCAGCGTCAAACCAAGCGGTAGTCTGTTTAGACAATGGCAATGGTTTTACTTCTGGATTGGGATCAAATGCATCCCAGCTATTTTTTGCAGATGTAAGTGACCCATCAACTGTAACACTATACGGTAGTTTAACACTTTTGCTTACACTGACACCTTTGTTGTTGACCAAGTTGTCAACTATATTAGCATATACTACTTCATACTTAGGATTGCCATTTGCATCCAATGCTCTAGCAGTTTTAATCTCTCCAAGCGTAAGATTTTTTCGATAGTGATTTAGATTTAAACTTTCAACATATTTTTTATAGGTAGTTGGAGTTAGTCCATATGCATGTGCATAAGATAAATTGCTTGATATTCCAAAATTTGGATCATCAGGTCGATACAATGAATTATATGGAATTAAATCTTGATTTTGTAGAATATCTGTTATCTTCTCTCTATCAGTGTCATTTGGCATTGCTTTTATATACAATGCATTATACGGACTTTGATATTCTCTTGTTACAGTTATTGTAAAAATTCTGTTAACACTAACACTGTTGACTTGGTCAATCTCGCTCATTTTTGCTGTTGCTTCAGCTCCAGTTCCGCCACCTCCAGTTATAGTAATTTGAGGGGGAGTTGTATATCCTCTGCCTGGGTTACCAACTGCAATTGATGTAATCACTCCATCAACTATTGTAGCCAATCCAGCAGTTGCTGGCGTTGCAACTTCGCTATCTGGTGGAGAAGATATTGTAATAATTGGTTGGGTTGTGTAACCACTGCCGCCGTTTGACATTGTAATTACTTGTATTTTTAATCCAAGTTCTTGAGTTTGTGGACTGTATGCATTTACTGTAAATGTAAACTTTAAATCAAATGTTGTTACTGGAACATCTAACCGTGTGTCTCGAGTTACATCAAATGTAGTTGTGCCGCTGTCTAAAGCAAATGTGTTAAAGCTAACTCGTCCTGTAATAATTCCTGTTTCTTGTAATTCTAATCCTTGCGGTAATTTACTATCACTGCCGCTTGGAATTTTGTATTGTAACGCTTTTCCGCCAGTGTTAATTGCTTGCACATATTTTTCACTGATTGCTCCATTATCAATTGTTCCTAAATTAGCAGGAGTTAACCATTTAACTTCAGTGTCAATATTCCCAACAATTGTAATAGTAAAAAATGCAGGTGGGCTGATAAATGTAATGTTGTTTGCTTTGTAAACTTGTACTGAAAATCTATAAGTGGTTTCAGTTGCACCTTGGTCGGGTATGTATCCATAAAACCAACCAGTTTCATCATCAATTAGTAAGCCAGGCGGCAAACTAAAGTCGCCTTTGTCAAATCCAATTCCATCTTCGTCGTATAAACTGCCAGTGGCGTCATATCCAATACCATTCCCAGTACTAATGCTATACTCAACTGTGTCTCCATCAAAGTCAATACTGGTAAACTGAAAAGCAAAATAATTATCTGCTCTTACCTTTCCTAAATCACCCGGCGGTGTTAGTAGTATTGGTGTGCGAGTTGGGCTTGCATCTGCTGTAATCACAGTACTGTCTGCTGTAAATTCAATTGTATCAGCACTCATGTCTTCTTGATTAATTACTTGAATACTGAAACTTCTAATGTCTTGATCTTTGCCATCACTTATTTTTAATACAAACGTATATAGAGTTGTTTCACCTGGTGTAATAATACCACTAATTAATCCACTTGAACTTAATGTTAAGCCAGGAGGCAAAGTACCACTTAGTAGGGTAACAACTACTGTGTCTGTTGTATCAGTGTCAGATGTTTCAATTTGAAAACTTATCTGTTTAGCATCAAAACTTGTAGTTAATAATCCTGCAGGTGTTACAAACTGTGGAACATCCTGGCCACTTACAGTTAAGTTAAATGTTCTATCATTAATTCGATTGGTCGTAACACCATCTGGTTTTTTAGTAAACGCACGTATTGTAAATGTGCTGGTTATATCTCGGCTTACTTCAGTAGGAACACCTTGAATATATTCTACACTTTTAGGAGTGCCTTCAATTATGCCAGTGTCCGTAACTTGAATACCTTGTGGGAACCGTCCTGCAATTAGAGAATAATATACAGTTGATGCATCAGACACAGTTGTTTCAAGAGGTATTTGGTAAAATTCCCCTTCGGCAATAGTGCCTAAACTGCCTGCTAATGTTACCCACTGTGGTTGTGCCATTTAGAATGTGCTTCCTGATAATACTTTCCATATTTCACTACTACCATCGTAGTCTTGAAAACAATAATAAAATTTACTAAAATCTGCTTTTGTTGGATCAGTTTGTACTGCTATCATCCCAGCAACATCACCAGTGCTACCTGTATTTATAGTAGGTGCAGGTTGTAAACGACTGTATAACTCGTTAAAATTTTCATTTGTTTTGGTATAAGAAACACGAATACTGTCTCCTTGCCCGTCATTTGGTTCAGCACCTATGTTAATTGTTTGTTGAGTCATTTTAATCTCCGCCTAAATATTTATGTACTAGAAAGTTGACAATGCCGCACGTTTCCAAGTGTTTGTCGCTGTACAAACATAAACATAGTCAGCATCTACAGCAATTTGTCCTGCTGTTCCTGGACTAGTACTAGTTACTGTTTGTGGTGTTGTGGTAACATTACCTGTTGTTAACGCTGTAAGTGTTGCTGTACTGTTGATGCCATCAACTAACAATGAACTGTCATCAGCAAATACACTTCCAGTTAGATCACCGTCAAAAGTACCAGTATGAGATCCTGCTATAGTCCCACCAGTTATTGTTGTGGCAGTAATAGCTGTAGCTGCAAGTGTAGGAGTGTTTACAGTAGTAATATGAGCACTGTTGTAGTAAGCTGTACTACTTCCTAATGTGTATACATTACTTGTTGAAGGTAACACATTGGTTGTTATTACACTTCCTATTCCGTTGGGAGCAAGTGTTATATTACCATTTGTGCTGGTTGCTGTTATTGTAGTTCCGCTAATTTTGATATTGGTATCAACTGGACCATATGCCCAGATTGCATCAAAATTATCATCTGCCTTTATAAAGGCACTGCGTAAAGGATCACCAGTGCCATCATTGGCTACTGCGCCTGTGTTAATTACCTGTTGCGTCATTAAATACTCCCAGCACTGTTCTTATTCTTATATTTACCGCATTATGCATATTACTGTACAGGTTGTCTGCGTATTGCAATCGCAGTTGAAGGTATGTATAAGTCGTACTTTACTTGTTTTGATTGGTTTCCGCCAAGTATTACCCAGCTATTGCTTTTGGTAGTACTTACATAAAAACCCACATGCCCATTCCATGGCATTGGTCCTCTAGGAAACACAACAAGATCTCCTGGTTGTATATCTGTTTTGCTAACTTTTTCTCCCCAGTTTAAAAAACTACGTGCCATTAAAGGATTATCACTTACACTTTTGCTACCCAGAATACCTTGTTCTGCTAGCACTGCATTTACAAACGCTGCACACCATTCAGTTTTAACTGGGTCTATTCCTGTGAATGTTTTTAATTCTTGTCTATGTGTGTATTCGTTGTAACCAAAATACTGTTCGGCAACCACAAGATTAGAATTAATTTTTGGTGAGCAACTTGTTAGCACACATATAGTTGATAAAATGAAAAATTTGATGTGCATGATTTATTTTGGACAAAAACTTGCACCGCATCCGCACGTACTTGCTACTCCTGGGTTGTTTATTTTTAACTGGGCACCCATAATATCTTCTTCCCAAGCTACTGTGCTTTCCCCTAAAAATGCATAACTCATAGTATCAACAATAATAGTAATATTATCAAATTCAAATAATTTATCGTCATCATATGTTTGCTCAACAAACTGAAACCCATATTGAAATCCACTACATCCACCACCGTCGACGTATATTCTGAAGTATGGAAATCCAGGTTCTTTTAGTTCGCTGAGTTTTTTAACTGCACTTTCTTCAATAAGCAATATTAGAGTCTTTCGTTAATTACGTTCCAGTCAATTATTTTGAAAATATTATCTACATATTTTCCTTTATCTTGCTGGTAATCCAGTGCCCAACTGTGTTCCCACATATCAACTAACATGGCAATATCAGTACGCACGGCGTGGTTTTTAATAGTTTTAATAGTACCATTTGTGCTAAGATAAGCCCAACCACTTCCCATTATACTTGTTGCAGCTTCTTTAAACGCTTGTTTAAAATCTTCGTAATCTTCAAAGTTTGCTTGAATTAATTCAAGCACTGCACCTTTGGGTCGATTGGCAGCATTAGCACCGGCCGGCGCTTTAAATTGTGGCCAAAATTTGTTGTGCAAATAGCTTCCCGCACGATTAAAATCTTTGTTGCCTTTGCCTGTGTTGTAGTTTTTAGCATATGCTTTGGTTAGATTTTCGTAATGATAATCAATTGTAGCTTGGCTCATGCTTGGAGCAAGGGCGTTTGTTGCATATGGAAGTGGGGTTGTTTCTAATTTAGCAGGCCGAGTGCTTGCTTCAATTAAATCTATAACTTGTCTCATGTATGCCAACTAACCTCTCCTACTGTTATTAAGTATTTAGTGTCGTTGGACGATACGACCTTTACTTAAATCGTATGCACTTATTTCAATAGTAACCGTATCTCCTAGTAGTACACGTATATTATTCTTTCTCATACGTCCACTAACATGGCCTAGTATTTCAACGTTATTGGATTCAAGTTTTATTTTGAATTTGGCACTGGGCAGAACTTCTACCACAGTGCCTTGCATTTTAATATAATCGTCTGCTTTACTCATTTACGCCTAAATTGAGATTGTAGTTTACACTTTTTAAGCGATCCCATCGAAAACTTCTCCACCCCTTAGCTTCTATATCAAACACTGACATAACGTCAGGGTTATTCTTTTTTGTTTTAGCAGGTTTATCTGGATCAACCTCAACAACAGGAAGTACAGCTTCATTGAGTGTGCATTTCATTACTCGTTTGGTGCCATCAGCTTTATCAAATGTAACTTCTACAGTGTTTTTACGCAATGCTTCACGCAAAAACTGTTGCATTGTTTCCATTTCAGCGTTGTCTAAGCTGTCAAAAGATTGTTGATTTTCAATTTTCATCATTGTTTTCCTTGTACTATATTTATCGTCTCATGCTTGCGATTTCTTTCGCTTGCTCTTTTTGGTCAGCAAACACAGGAACCATATTGCTCTTGTGCATTGTTGCTATGCCCAGCAGTTGTCTTTCACCGCTGTACACATTACTTTCTTTAGCCGCACCTGTTCCAACTCCATCGCCAAGGCTTGGAATGTGAGGAGTTTCTCTGCGCCAACCTTGTGTGTCAGCAGGTACATACGGTTTAGATTTAGTAGCTTTTGGCTTGTATTTTCCTCGTACATACAAGTCAAAATCTTCTAGTGTCATTTGTTGTGAATGACAGCCTATACGCTTCATACTTTTATTGTACTCGCGATGACGCTGTTCAAATTCTGCTTGTTGTTTTTTAGTACGTTTGGTTGCTTTACGCTTGCGATAATTGGTTGTGGTCATGTAAGGACCAACTAAATGCATAGTCATAATTAATCTCCACGATTGAGACGGAATAAAATACCTTCGTTTTTGGCAATCCATTCTCTGCATAGTCTAGAGTTATGCTCAGACTCGTTAAGTCTTTCTTCGAGCATAACTACTTTCTTATACAATGTCTTAATAAGTTCTCTGTCAGAGATGCCAAATGCTCGTGCTTCGTCATCACTTACTGTCATATTTGATAATTTATGCACTTTCAACCTCTTTAGTTTATGTTAATGTAACACTATTATAACACAAGTCTAGAAAATTGTCAACTGTTAACGTTCAAGTAAATGAAGTTTTTCTGTTATAGTTGAATATTCTTCCGCATCAGGGTCAGGATCTTCTTGTGCATCTATCACTTCCCATTCCTGGCTGAGTTCAGCATTTAATTCTGTAAAATGCAACATTTCTTCAGGCAAATCGTATTCTGCATATATTGCATCAACTGGACATTCAGGTACACATACACCGCAGTCAATACATTCAATAGGATCAATAACCAAAAAGTTTGGACCTGCTTTAAAACAATCCACCGGGCATACTTCAACACAATCAGTGTATCGGCATTTAATACATGCTTCAGTAACAACGTATGTCATATACTATTGCGGATTTTCTTTGGAATTTTACACACTGGAATTGGATTCATTTTGTGCAAGTTTGGTTTTCTCAGCAATGCATACTTTTCTAATGCAGCTGTATCAGAGATTTCTTTTACATTTGGCATGCCTTCATTGACTTGCATTGCATATTCCAATTGCTCATAGCTCATACCAATTTGTTCTTGGTCGGTCCTGCCATCATCCCAAAGTCCATCAGTTGGTTCGGCATCAATAATATCTTGTAGTATGCCCATACTGCGTCCCATATCCCATACTTCGGTTTTGTAACAGTCAGCAATAGGTGAAATATCAACGCCACCATCACCATATTTGGTGTAGAAACCAATACCAAAGTCTTCAACTTTATTTCCTGTGCCTACAACTAATGCATTTTGTGTTTGTGAAATTTGATACAATGTTGTCATTCTTAATCGACTGCGACTGTTGGCCAAAGCTAATGTATTTTCAATATAAAATAATTTTTTAAATTCATCAAATACTGCATCAAGATTGTATATTTGATGTGATACATTATCGTATCTATCTGTTAACCATTTAGCATGTGCCATACTTAAATCGTTTTGTTCTATCTTTTGTTTGATGGGCATTGTAATAACTGTTGTAGGTTTTCCAGTACTTGCACATAATGTACTTACAACACTGCTATCAATTCCTCCACTAATACCAACTACAAAACCATTCATACTAGAGTCATTGGCATAATCGTCAATCCACTCTGCTATAAATTTTGCTGTATTATTCATCTGATAACTTTTTCCACATTTGATTTTTGTTGTTAATAGTGGCTTCAAGTTCACGGTATTTGTCACCAATCCTACGAAGTTCTTCCCAATCATCTTCAAGCTCTTTATTGACTTCTAAAATGTTTAGTCGTTTCTCAATTTTTGAAATTTGATCACTAAGCCGGTTGTATGTAATATACGGACTCTCGGTTGTAATATTACTAGTCCAGTCTGTAACAGAATCTCCGGTTATTGTATAAGGACTTACGGTTGATGAATCAATTGTAATTGTATCATCAAGTGTGAAAGTATCCCCAGCCATTGTAATGCTAGGGATACTTATAGTGGTATCATAATCACTCATGATATCACCTACTTTTGAATTGCTTCTTTTTCTTCAAGAATTTCTTTACGCCGTGTTTTAATTGCATGCGTAATTTCTTGAAGAGCTTTACGAGCTCTTGCAGCTGAAGCTTTAACACCTTTTTCACGTAGTTTGGTGTTTTCAGCAACATATGTTTCAAACGCTTCAACAAGCGCCGTGTGTGTATCTTGTGACATTAGTTTCTCCTATTGTATCACTGTCCCAGGTGGGATTTCAATGTTTGTTAATTCTTCAGATTCTTCTTCAAGAATTAAGTATTCGGCTAGATACTTTTCAAAATCTACATCTAGCTCAAAATAGTCGTCAGCATGTGTCTGACTACTTTCGTGTGTACAACCAAGCAACTCTAGTATTGGTGCTACAGGAATTTTACGATGACCGTGATTCCACATAACTGCACAAATCTCTATCATTACTCGGCGCACATGTTCTTCCAATTCAATATCATTTGCAAATTGACTCATAATATTAATTATGCAGGTTCTACCACTTTATTAATATTTTCCTCGGTGTTGATACCATAACTAGGCATTCCAACTGTACCAGTACTCATTAAACTACGAGTTGCTATTGACCTACTATGCCGAATTGTTTCTTCCAGCCGAGTGTCAATATGGTATTGAGCATCAGGATCATCATATACCGATGTTAATTTCAAATGACGCATTGCTTCAATTTTATTCATTGGACTCGGTAACTCAATTAAGTTAACATCAGTACATCCATGTGCAAAAAGAATTTTTAATCGGCTTACCATATCATTGGCAAAGCGGACTTTTAGTGATCCATCTTTGTTCCTGGCAGTACCAGCAATAGTAAAAGTTTTGTTTAAGTTAGTCATAGTTTTCTCCAAATAAATTTACGGGCTAGTTTGCCCAATGATTGTAACACGATTTAACCGAGATAAATCTTTATCATGTGACTTAATTGTTCCTTTAACAGTATATGTCTTTTTTAATTCAAGACGATCTTTGTAAGGGAACAACACACGACCTTCATTATCTGCAATTGCTTCAATGTAATAAGTGCCCCAGTTTTCACTGTAGATACACTTGTGAGGTACAATAGTAATTGTAGGGCGTTCTCCAACTTCGTACCGGTTCTTTAAAGAAGCTAGCCCTTCAAGAGCTGTGCCTGCAATATAGTTTGGTACTTGACTGCAAATTAATCCTAAATGCTGTCTTGTATCAGAAGGAGTAAAGTCCTCAATGCTCAGCACATTACTAATACTAGAATCAAAACTGGTTAAGTTATTGGAAAATGTTTTAAACATAATACTTTTACCAAACCATTCTCGAGCTAATTTTCCATTAGCAATGTCTGCATCATTGTATAAGTTATCCTGTAAAGCCTTCATAGCTGTAGCTTTACTAGCTATAACAGCAGGCGTTCCTCCCCAAGCATCAACTGAACGTTTGATATACTTGCCTTTGTTTATGCGAGTAGCGTAACTTGCACTTGCCCAAACTTGATCTGCATTCCAAACATGTTCATCTAACATCTTAGGGTTCCTCTACATTTCTAACTTACAATATAAAGTATACAACATCTTTATCAAAAGGTCAACCTTTTTCACGGAAAGGGCGTAACTAAATGCTACGCCCTTTGCTATTCTTAAGACTCAGTTGTATTAAACACCCGAGCACGTGATCCGTCCATTGACCGAGCAGACACAGTATACTTTGACTTGCCAGAAGTAGCAACATCAACGTTAACCTTAAGTCCTGCTTTACGGAATTCGCTCATACGAGCTGGAAGGTTTTTAATACCAAACCGTGCGTTAGCATCAGCCGCTGTTAGCGACTTGCCTGTACCTCGTAGATACTTCTCAAGGAACACAGTTTGATTTTCTTTAAGTTTAGTAAAAGCCATAGTTTTCTCCAAATTATTTAAAATGTATATACTGATTTAATGCAGCATATTGTTAAAGTATATAACAGTTTTTAGGGTCTGTCAACCTTTATTTGGCAAAAATCTGCCAAATTCCTTAATTTTTTATAAAATAGTCATAATGTGTACCTAAATTCCATGTTTCCATGTCAATTTTGGTATTATCATGTGTTTGCACCTGAATATCTAGATCAGCGTATCGATTCCAAAAATTCCAAATATCAGGTGTTTTACTAGCTAGTCCTATCTCTGCTAGCAATTTATGTTTATCCCTGTGTAAAATACACGTAGGTGGATTCATAGCTTGCTCAATTGAGATACGCCTAAATAATAGTAAATCTCGGACAACAGCAGCTGGTAAAACATGCTCAAAGTCTGTAATATCATCGTGTTTGAGCCCTAACTGTCTATAATGTGCTCCAATACGATCTTTAACACAATATCCGTGATATCGACGTAATAAAAAATCAATATTATCTCGTATTAATCTTGCACGTTGATTAGTTTCAGTTATGTCATCGTATTCGTCTAATGCGTCATCAATCCTCTTGTGAATATACTGTTCGGTTTGCACATAACTTTCGCCATTGCGTACCACTCGTCCGTGATTGATACGATTAAACGTACTAACGCTTTCTTGAAGTGTTTGCTCCATTAGAACAGATCTTCTTCGTCTGGACGAAAACTAGTACCAATATTAAGACGAGGCAATTGTATTGGATCACCATTATCATCGTACCAACCTTTTTTCAATTGGTAATAAAAGAAAGTACCACCTTGTATCCAATCTTTGTTCATACGTGCTCGTTCAGGTCGTAAACTTTCTTCTACATTTTCATAATAGCGTTCCCACCAATTTCGATACGATATTTCAAGTTGAGCCCAAAAAGGTCCTGCTTCATCAAAATCAGCACCAAATGTCATTGTGCAATAGTCTGCTAAACTTTTTAATTCATTATCTGTATACTTGACATCACCTGCTTCTGCCATACGCAAGAAACCTAATATAATAGGAGCTTCTTTTGTATTAATAGCACGTTCTTGAAAACTTAACACTTGTTCAGCATATACACAAAACTGTCTAACAATTTCTGCACTAACTTTTTTGTCGGCAATGTCTTGGACTCGAGTAATTGCTCCGGGTTCATGATGATCGTTAAACTTGTTGTCAGTTAAAAATAAACCTGCATTTTCCAAATACTGTTGCTTTTGTTCAGCGTTTAACCAATCTAAATTGTCGCTACCGTCAATACGTACACCATATATCATTTGTTCCCAAATATCAATACGATCTAAAAACTTTTGACCTTCACTGGTGTTCCCTTTAACAAACATCTCACGTATTTCAGCTTTACTTCTTACATCATAAAATACAACTGGTATTTTTACTTGAACAGGATCAAGTCCTAGTATTTCACAAGCAATAACCCATTCAGCACCAGTTGTGTGCTGTCCATCCCAACTAGCATACCATTCTTCTTGTCCAGTATATTTGACATTTTCTGGATCGTGTATACGGTACACACTAACTGGTCGAGCTTGCCAAGCATTAAAATTGCTAACAATTTCAAGCACCCATGCAATATTCAATTTACGTTGCATAGTTGCATCAATTAATATCTGTGCTAAAAAAAGTTGTTGTGCTGTACACAAACGAAAGTTAGGATCGTGCCAGTCAGTTAAGTCTGGATAACGTTTACGAAAGCGTTTTTTTGCTTGTTCCAGCGACAGCTTTACTGCATTACGTGCCGTTGGATTTGGAATACTATCAACAGCATCCTGCCAACGATCTGCCATGCTTACATATTGACTTTCAGCATCGCTGTATTTGCTGTTTACAATATCAGCATAGCTTCTTATATCAGTGACTTCGTCGTGTACTAATTTTAAAGACAATGTTATTCTCCTGATGCTATTTCTATTAGTTTTAACTTTTGCATAATAGCAGTTACCATATTAGTTGTCAACCCTGGAATAACGTCATCTCCATAATTAATACCAGGTAGTTGCACAAATTGTCCACAATCAAATATTGCAGCTTCGTACAATTGATTTTCTGGAAGCAACACCACACTCAATTGATATTTTCCATAATCTTTTAGAGCTTGACTGCCGCCATGGAATACAGGATGGAACTCCAACTGTTCAAACATTGTTTATCCAATCTTTTTTACTCGTATTGCACATTGTTGATGCTTGCTTACATATCCAATATATTCATATTCAACATCATGCTTTTCAACAAATTCTTTCCAAGCCAAAAATTCATGTCGTTCCCAATTTGGATAGTTCATGTATTCATCAAATACTATAATAGTATTTGGTACTATCTGGTTGCGTAAACATTCCAATACGGTTACTGTACTACTATACAAGTCAGCATCTATATGCAACAATGCAATAGGTTCCTTGTGTTTGGGTAACCATTTAGGTAATGTATTATCAAACCAACCTACAATTAATTCACAATTATCACGCACCTTTGGTAGCTTTTGTGCAAAATGTCCAGCTTTCATCCGGCCCCAATCTTTGGGCAGTCCTTCAAACCCATCAAATCCGTATATGATGCGTTCAGGAAATAACTTTGCAAAATGATTCAGTGTTCGTCCAGTTGCAACACCAAACTCACAAAACAACCCATAACCTGCTAACTTGGGGTCTACCCAATTACTAACAAATTCATGCAAGTCATAATCAGTAGGAAAGTTAGTTACATCCGGCATACTATCAATAATATACTGAGCACTACTGCGACTTGCTATTAACCTTGCCTGCATGTCAGTGTCAAAGCTGTCGGTATACAACCCTAATAATTTACGTTCTGCCCTACTAGGTTGTGGATATTTCCACCACTGTTGTATTTTATCAATCACTTGATGCATTAATTACCTCCGTTGTTACATACACAATATAGCATATGTAATAATTACTGTCAACCTTAATCTGTTCTTTGACCAATTCCATAATCAATAATAACAGGAAAGCGTGGCACGCCATCGTTGCTGTATTCAAAGAATCTGCATGTAACCCAATTGGGTTTTTGTTCTGCTTCTAATAATTGTTTTAGCTGTACCTGGGTGCCACGTATGCCGCTACCAAACTCACGACCATCGGGCAGTTCAAGCACAAAACGTTTTGCATATCCAGTCCATGCACCTTGTCCTTCAATTACTTGTTTAACAGTAAATTCCTCAGTAATAAACTCTTTGCGTTTTAGTAAGCTCTTGCTACGTTTACACTGGTAAGGAGCATCCTGTCGTACCATCTGTCCTTCGTAACCAGCTTCTGTATACTCGCCATACAGCCTATCAATGTCTGCACTATTGTTTGCAACGTCAGTATTAACTAATACAATCATATTACCTGATACATTATTAGCTAACCATACCGAACGATCCATAAACAGTTTATTAGGATCATTTTTATCATACATATCATAGATGTGATATTCAACTAGCTCTGCACTTTCTGCAATCTCTTCTGGTCTGCACTTTACTTTGCGAACCAAGCTAACAATCTTTTGGAAGTCTGCTTTAAGTTCATGATTGTAAAGTTCGCCATCTAGTACAATGTTTGGGTTAGCTTCAATGATATGCTTTACACTTTCCCAAATGTGTGGGCAACTGTTAATAGGCTTACCGCCTCTGGTGTGCATACCATGCTTGTCAACTACACAACGTATACCATCTAGCTTAGGTTGTGTGAATCCATCTTCAACTGGAGTTTTTGTAAAGTCGTGTGCTAACATAGGCTTGAACAGTTCGTAGCTATCAATATCATCTATGTTTGCAAAGTATTCTTTGTCAGCTTTTTTAGTCCATTCAGCTTGTGCTTCAAACTCAGCTTGACCTTTAGCGGT